CTCAGTGGTCAACGGAAACACTGGGAGTCAAGACGGGGATCTTCCAAGAACAACCGCCATTGCCCGAGTATTAGATGATCATCACTGAGCCTACTCTAGCGTTTGAGACGATGTACGCGCAGTGGGCTGTAGATACGACCTCTGCCGCGTCTTCGGTGTCTCCTGCCTACGAGGTGGCCGAACTCTCCGTAGAGACGACCCCATGGCTGCGGCTCCTACTGGTAGCGGATGTAGACCCACCGACCTTTGCATCTCCGCTCCCGGCGCCCTCCTCGACAGGCAATGTTGAGACGTCTCTCGTGTCGGTGTCGATCGTAGATACTGCTGGCTTGGTGACTTCAGGGGCGGTGCTCTCCTCAATCAATATGACGATTGGGGGGCTACAGGCCATCAATGGTGGGAACATCCTTCCAGGGTTCGATGGGCCAGGGAGCTCGATCACACCTAATATCCCGAACAAGGGATTCGACATCGTCATCGAGAAGACGACTCCTTACCCAGAGTATGCTGTCATCCCAGTCTACATCGAGGCGGGAGACTCCTCCGGAAACATTGGGTCTACGACGTGGAGCTGGCAGGTAGTTGATTACCTTGGTCCACTCATCACTCCTATATCTCCCACGAATGGAGAAGTTGAGGTTGATGTCGGCGCGACGATCGTGGTGAAGGTGACGGATGCTCAAGCCATCAACCCCGGTTGGATGATCGAGGTCCGTAGGGAGGCTGTGTTCGAGACGGCATATATCCAGGGGGCTAGTCCAGAGATCCAATCAGGGTTTGATGGACCGGCGTCTTCTGTGGTGTCCTCTTCCGTAGAGGTAGTCGTCACGTTAGATCCCATAGACGACTTCTTGCTGTCCTCCAGAATCTATGTTCGTGTGACAGCTCAAGATCCTGATGGGAATACGGAGCGGCTGTAGTGGCTACCACTTACTCATTCCTCACTACGCTAGGATTTCCGGTTACAGAAGACTGGAACTGTTTGAACTTGGGCGAAGCAAACATGCCCAACGTTCTCCTCATCCCTGGTGTGACAGCGTCCCGAGGAACCCCGTGGTTCGTGGCCGATAGTGACAACGACATGAACGTCATGAGCAATGACGGCGTCGGTAGTGTCATGTCAGTCTCTCTCAACGTCAGCCAGACGTTTACTTTCGAAACGACTTTCAGACCAATCACACTTCCAACGAATTTGAAGGATCTCTCTGCCCAGAGACTGTTCATCGCCATGTTCGATGAACAGGACAATGCTGGTGGGGTTCTGCTATCCAAGAGTGGTCTGGCCATCGTTTCCTCTTTTGGGAACACCGTGTTGCCTATCTCCGGTAGCCAGCACCTCATCCTAGAAGGCACAGATTACTACACGTTGAGGATGGTGGTGGATGGATCCAACAATGTGATGGATCTCTACATCACCAAGACTGACGATGTAGCATCTAGCGGGCACGTTCTTCGGTACACAACTGCGGCACCCATTACACCCGCCACTCGAGCTGATTCGGTTCGCATCGAGGTTGTTGGACAGCCTTCTAATCCTGTTCAGATCAATTTTTCTACCCTCCGCTGTAACTGTAGCGCCCTGTTGATTCCCAACAAGCGGCCTGTGGCAGATACAGGCACCGACCAGACGGCTGTACTCGGGTCTATTGTTGCAACGGATGGAACAGAAAGCTTCGACCCGGAAGGAGAGCAGCTCTCCTACCTTTGGTCCCTACTGTCAGCTCCCACGGGATCCGCACACAGGTTGGATGGAGATGCTGGGTTTACGATAGATGATGGGGATGGAGATGGATTCACGACCATCCTTGAACAGTCTGGGGATCCATGGAGTGAAACGAACGCACCAAGTCTACAGCCGGGTGACATATTGGTCATGGGAAATGTCCAGTACGTCGTGTCAGATTTGGACTGGGTGTACAATCCCCTCACGGGCACATTCTCTAGGGTTGGTGGATTCGACGGTTCCAAGCTCAGGGTTGCAGAAGACAGCATCCCAGACAGTCTGACTGGATCAGACTGGACCCTTTACTTTCAGTCCACGTTCTGGAATGACCGAACGTCTCCTCTTCCCTCGTGTATTCCAGACACAGTGGGGCTCTACACTACGCAGCTCGTGGTCAATGATGGCCTGTTGGATAGCCTGCCCGCAGAAGGGCTGATCAATATCTCAGAGTCCAACGTGCCTTATGGTTGCGTGCCGGACGTCAACTTCATCTGGGATTACCTGTCCGACGCCTGGGATCTCTATGATGACCGAGACCCCATCACTACGATCTGGTCTGGGTTTGCTCAGGTCGCCTCGAACATCTTGCTGACTGCTTGGCAGTACGACTACAGCAAGAGCCTCGTGGACGTCCAGCGTCTCTTTCAGAGGCGGTGGCTCAACTACCAGACGAAGGTCACGGAAGACGCCCTGGACAGAGAAGACCAGGTGACCAAGTTTTACCGGGGACCCATCGTCAGCAAAGACTTGACGGCTGGTGCGACCTTCGTTGGCACAGAGACACTCATCCTGTCTCGAGACGGCGGGGCAGATGTGACGGTCAGTCTGATGGGCACCATGTCCGTCGACGAGATCGTAGTGGCTATCAACGCAGCGTTGGGTGAGTCATCTGCGACTGTGAAGACGGCTCGGAAGGCGACCGAGTCCGCAGTGGACTATTTGGTCCTGTCCTACCCCACGTTGATCGTGGTGCATAAGGAAGGTACGGCCAACTCCACGTTGGGGTTCAGCACTACGGAGGATACCCAGAACAGCTTCTCTGGTGACCTGGGTGTAAGAGATCCATCTATCGCCACGGCTTTCGGGATAACAGACCCACTGATCTCTTTCTCAGGTATCGCCAAAGACGATCTTCTTGTGTTCGGTGGGTATGGGTATCGCGTCTCAAAGCAGGTAGACGAGACGCACATCACTACTCAGGACAGTATGGTCATCCCACAGGCCCCAACGCTGCCTACGTGGGAGGTGTCGTCGTCGGTCAAGGTCCCAACCACGGACTACTCTACGGAGCTCGTGGTTGCTGGTGACATCGCTGTGTTCGAGGTCAGGACCTCGAGCTCGGATGAGGTGGTGGAAGTTCCTTGTCAAGTGACTGGCGCCAATGGAAACGTGCTTGGATTCGATCCGCGCCTGTTGTATGAGGCGACGTTGGGTCAGCTAGGTGGTTTCGAGATCACACTGCTGTACGTGCGGCGCGTGTCGAACATTCCTGTGGACGACCTGGTATCTCACATCCCGAGGCTACAGGAGATCATTCTAGATCCCCCGTCCGTGTTGTCGAGAAACAAGGAGTTCTCCATCTCGGTGGACGCGAATGGGCACAACGCCATCAGGTTTGTCAGCGGGGTGTACTCGTTTGACAACCCACCACCGGATTACCTGTGGGCGGAGGTTACCTGGTTCGATAATCGCCCCACCATCGAGAACAACTTCGGCAAAGCAGTTGGGCTCACTGTCGAAGATCTAGAGACGAGAAGTGATGATCTAGACTACCTGTCTGCTGTGCGCGGACTCTGGTACGCCTTCTTCAATGGACCATCACTGTGGAGCATCCAGGTAGGGACTCAAATCTTGCTTGGCCTCCCCTTCGCCGAAGAAGATGGGACAATAGAGGAGATCCACTTCACCTACAACGCCACTCAGATTCGGGTGCTGCTTAGAGACCGCAAAGACAGCACCATTGTTCGATCGTACTTCATTCCCCGGAACGTTGCCTTTGAGGAAGACGGCGAGTCCATGATCGCCGTCAACCCGAACACAGGTGTGGAGTACGTGACGGGCGATTCTATCGACCAGTTCTCCCCTCTGTCGAAGGGTGTGGAGATACTGGATCTGATCAAGGACCCTGCTTGGTGGCAGAGGTACGTCAGCGGTGGAGCAACACTCGAGCTGGATAAGTTCTTCAAGTTCCTGATGCGGGCTGATATCGATGTCTTCAACATCACGAACCTCATGTTCGCCATAGACTTCGTAAAGAAGATCAAGCCGCACTACACCTACCCGCTCTTCGTGGTGTTGAAAAGACTAGCCCCAGACTTGATCAGTATGACCGATGTCATCACGATGAAGGGCACAAAGTACCTGTTCGATAACCCGGCTTGTGCCCAGCTCATCTTCGATGCTGGATCTGGTGGGACGTATCGGTTCGATGACACTGATGAATCCGGCGTCTTCAACTGGGCCTACGATGGGTCTCCCAACATCCCTGCTGCGTCTTCTGGCAAGCCAGAGTTCTTGTACGACAAGAAGAGGCTGGGGCCCGAGATGTACATCGTAGGAATCATGACCGGACCGTTTGTGGGTGGGTACTTTCCGATGGACTGGATTTGGGCTTTCGACGATGGTGGTGGAACGGACCTCATACCATTGGCAGGGCCTGCACCCACACCTCCCCCTCCACCGTATGGTCCTACGATCGGTACCGTGGTGTTCGATACGATCTATTCCGCTGGCTACTACACCCGTGGTAAGGTGCTCTAGCTTGCAAATGGTGGATCTGACTTCTAGAATCGTCGGCGGAGAAGACCATGCAGATTCGTGACTACCCACTCAAGCCAAACGGCCTGGTGATCCCTTCCAACGTGAAGGTCATTGTCAGGGAACGCGGCAAAATCGTTCGGCAACACTGCCGAGAAGACCACAACATCTGGGTAGATTTGGGACGAGAGTTCCTGGCACGAGTCATCGCCCCGAACACGGGCCTCACAGATCACTACGCGGAGACGGGCCCGGGAGACCGTGAGTTCGTCAAGTACATGGGCGCTGGCATCGGTGGCGACTCCCAGGTGCACCCGGCAGCGTACACAACCCCTCTGTCGACGGACTATCCACCCGCGACAGGCACGGCTCCGGGCAGCGATGGCAACCAGTATTCAGACGAAGACCTGACCGTTCTGACGCTCGAGCGTCCGGTCAAAATCAATTCCACCTCCCCGATCTGGTTGGGACAGGTGGTGACACCTGTGACCTTTCTCAACAGTGGTAGGACGTTGCGGGTGGACTACCTGTTCACCTCCGTGTCCATCAACAATGTCGGTCCGTACACTGTTGTCCCCCTGTCTGAGATCGCCTTGTTCTTGTCGACAGCGGACGCTGATGTAGCGAACGTGTATGACACAGGGAACACCCCGTCGATGGTCGGCGCTGGTCGTCAAAGCATCTTGGCCTACAACACGATGGAACCGATCCCAAAGACGATCGACTTCTCACTGGAGATCCAGTGGGAACTTAGGTTCTGAGGAGCACTGATATGTCGAATCTCCCGCATCCCCTCGGTGACTCCGTTGCTGGCGATCTGTTCTACCCGGGATCTCCCAGCGTCACAGTGGCTGACGTGGCCGGTGCTGCCGGTAGTCGTGCCGTAGAGTTCGGCGAGGATGGAACCTCGCTGGCCGTCAACCGAGGACTCTACGCTCTCGGCAAGAACGACGAGTATATCCAAGATCGAATGGAGCGTCCCGTCGCCCGTATGGAATTCACTGCGTGGACTCCATCTGGCGGCAGTGGTGGGTCGTTCACGTTCACGGGACAGACGTTGTTCGTGGGAGATGCTTCCTATCTCCCCGAGTCCCAATCCATCCGTGATCGGTTGATCTCTGTCCTCGATGGTTCTTTCAACGAACTGTTGGACGCAACTACTGGTCATAAGGTCGTCCTCAAGTCTCTCCGCAACACACCAGACACGTTCAGCATCGTGGGCGACACCTCCGCAGCAGGCGGGGACGAGAATGGGTTCTACCCTGCTCCGATCGCTCGGTTCCAGTTGGTCAACTCGATGACCGGAGCAGTGGAGCTCGCCACGTACATCATCCCGGATGGTGTGAGTGTGGTCTTCGCCCACGCGATCAGCGGCACACTGGACTCACTTGGAACTTTGGGTTCCGAGTATCTCATGCGCGACGCGTGGGTGAAGGGGTCGATCCGCAATGCTCACGAGATCCACGCAGGAACCTTCCTGAAGGATGGGTCTCGAGCAGCGCAAGGGTCCTTCGATCTGGCAGGCAACAACGTCAACAACGTTGCTGACATCACAAACAGCACGGGCGTCCCTCTGGACGTCATTTCTGACAACGCGCTGACCCTCAAAGATCAACACCTCAGTGCTGGTGTGTCTTTGAGTGAGTCGGGTGAGACGAGTCTGGCTGGAGACCTAAGCAGTCTCGTCGGTGAACTCAACAGCAAGACACGCGGAGCTGTCGCGGCCTACGGTAACCGGTTCAGGAACCGCACGGGCAGCGTCACATTCACAGGCGCGACTGGTGCTGTGGCTTGGCCAACCTTGGACTTCATCAGGGATGGAGAGGCATTCACGCTAGCCAGTGGTAACCTGACAGCGACGGCCACCACGAATGAGTTCGTGGTGATCGACAGCTCCAACACGGTCATCAAACGTGCTGCAGCCAGTCTTCAAATAGGCGACATCCCGGTGGCGTACTACTACTGGGACGGTGCCACGACGTTTACCATTTCCACTGATATCCGGTGGGCCATGGACGCTAAGACGGGCGCCATGGAGATTACGGTTGGGGATACTCCTGGCTGCGACTTCCCGGCAAACGCAATGCAGCAGGCGGTAGATCTCGCCAGCTATGTGGGGTCCGTCTCTGCAACGGCTGACGTCCCAGGTTCCGTGGTGATCCGTGTCGTGGACAGCGCTACTTGGTCCACTGTACTCAACATCACGAGTCCTATCATCGTTCGTGGTGAGGGTGTTGCCCGAACGATCCTCACCAGTAGCTGTGGTGCGACGTCCCATGGCGTCAACTGCAACAGCAATCGTGTAACGTTCGAGGATCTCTCGTTGGTGAACGCTTCCGGTGCGTTGACGGGATCTTTCGGTGGTTTCTACAACGCGGGGGACAGTAGTGTCTTCCGTAATCTCACGGTGCAGTCCTATGGCACTGCGTGGGTATGGGACGTACTTACTGTTGGTGTGCTGATCGAAAAGTGTTTCGGCACGGGACTGACGCACTCGTTTATCTTGGGGGCATCCGCCAGTCTGCATACGCCATACTTGGCAGACTCCGTCATCCGCGATTGTGCCGCTGACTCCTTTGTGTCGGGTGCCAACAATGGCATCGTCGCCACGGGTGAGGGCAACAAGATCTTCAACTGCGACCTTTACGGAGGAGCAGGGAACACTCTCGACAACTTCGGCATCACGATCGGCGGCGCCTGTGTGGTCAGCGGTTGTACCATTCAGATGGGTGGCGCTGGAGGAAATGGGGTGGGGCTGTACTACTACCCCGCAACAGGGACTCCGTCTCGTTCTCAGTTGTCGGTTGTGGAGAACTGCTCGTTCTCTGCCATGTTGGTTGGCGTCTGGTCGGACACCAACAGTGCTGGTACGAAATGGATGCTGGACGTCAAGAACTGCACGTTCCAAGACGTGGATGTCCCAGTTGATCTGACCTCTCTCGACACGTTCATTGGTCCGGAGTCGTCCTTTCGTTTCGTGGACAACTACACTTCGGGGTCCGTGGCGTCGATCATGAACCTATCCCTTGCCGGTTCCACTCTGCTTACCGCTTGGATCGAGCGTAACAAGTTCGATGACGTGACCGGAGACGGCATCGTCATGAATGCGTACGCGGGAGGACACATCACGGGGAACATCTTCGAGGGGTACGGTTCTGCCGGGACCTACAGTGCCGCGATAGAGGCAGCAGTGTCTGTGGGCTCACTTGTGATTCGGGACAACTACATTGGTAACGTAGGAGCCCCCGCAGCAAGCACACAGGTACGTTTATGGAGAAAGAGTATCGTCTCTGGGAACACCTTGATCGGTTCTTCTGCTGCGGCCACGGGCGTTGCAGTAAGAAGTTGGTTTCTCTTAGGCATCGATCTACCGGCCGCGCTAGAGTGTGATATCTCTGGCAACAACTTCAGTAGCCACGCGACCGCATGCATTTTGGTAGATCCGGGAACAGGATCCACCGCCAACAATGGATCACGTATTCGAGGAAACCACTTTCTCGCTGTTCCATCTGGGGGGGACGCTGTCAAAGTGTACCAGTCTTCCTCCGTTATGATCTTGGACAACGAGTTCGGGCTCATGGAGGGTACGGCTGTCCTAGTGGATGGAACGGGGGCGGGGTATGGCGATGCCACAACCATCAGAGGAAACACCTTCAATCTGGTTGAAGGAGATGGGTCCAACCAAGGGTTCATCGTCATCATCAAGGGCGCAACCGCTGCCTGTCAGAACTGTTCTGTAGATGGAAATACCTTCAACGGTTGTGGTTCTACGGACGATGCAGTCATTGGCACCTCGTACCAGGCAGTCATCTTCGTTTCTGCAACCGCGACGGGGACGCAGGTTCAGAACAACTCGATCAACGGGTTGACGGGAACCAGCACGTCGACCAACAACAGCGATTCCTCTTATGGAATCTATGTACTGGCTGCGGGATGCCTGGTTGCCAACAACAAGGTCTACAAGGACTTTGCGGTCGCCACTACGAATGCTGACACTGTGATTGGCATCTTTGTGAATGGGATCGATTGTCAGGTTGTTGGGAACCATGTCACGTTCACTGGAACCCAGGGTGGTGCAAATCAATCTGGGACCATCTACGGAATACAGTGCACCTCTACCGGCAGCCTGATCAACGGGAACATGGTTCGTGGTTCATGGGTCGTGTCTGGTTCCCCGACGAGCGCCGGGATGAACGTCATTGGGGATGACTGCGCCATCACAGGGAACATAGTCTCTGGATCCCTGGCCTCAGATCACAGTCTGCTTTGCAGTGGGACAGGCGGTGTAGTCATTGGAAACGTTGGAGGCGGGTCTGCCAAGATCAATTGGGGCACGACAGGCACCAACTTGCCTTCCCTAGCAACATACCAAGATATGAACGTTTCCGCCCTCGGACACGCATAGGAGTCTTCGATGACCAAGATCTTGAACGTATTGGCGAGCTGGCAAGTGCTTTTGCTCGCACTGACGTCCTTCATCATCCTCGGCCTCTTTCGGAAGATGTTGGTGAAGAAGGACGATGCGGGAAACATCGTGGGTGGTCTGGCGAATCACAGGCTGTTCAAGATGTTCTTGCCACTCTACCCGTACGGCATCTGTCTTGGACTCGTGTTCACTCCCGGTGTCCCTCTTCCCGCTGAGCTTGGCGCGACGTTCATGGCCAAGTTCCTCTACGCCATCTGGTGTGGTTGGTTCAGTGACAAGTCGTACCAGGTCATCAAGTCTATTCTGGAGAAGGGGTTCAATTTCCGATTCGATGGGCAGCCCGTTGCTCCCCCAGTCGTACCGGGAAACCCGGCCCCGCCCACAGTTGAGCCCGTGTCAAACCCCGCCGACATCGACGTTACCCCCAAGCCCCCACAGGTGTGACGTGCTGACAGCATGGACATGGGTGAAGGCTCACTGGAAGTGGGTCGTGTTTCCAGTGGGCATCCTGCTCGCTGCCTTGACCATCCTCGGGTGGTTGATGGGTGCGCAAAAGGACGATCCCATCTCTGGTACGACTGACGAGTCTGCTCAGAAGATGTTGGAAGACATCTTCAGTGCAGGCAATGAGCGAGAGGCTGCCTTGGCCGATCTAGAGAGGCAGAACGCTGCAAAGATCGCAGTTATGTCAGAAGAGCAACGAGCTGAGTACGCTGCGGTGAAAGCAAAGCCCATCGAAGAGGTGGCCTCATGGATCGACAAACTGTAGGTTCGTTCTTCAATGAGCTTGAGAAGATCGCCGAGAGTGCCGACTACGTCGATGACCTCGAGGCCCCTCCTGTCGGCTCTGTCATGCAGTACCTCCGTGCAGCTCACGGCATGGGGAAGAGGTCGAGCTGGGAAGACATTGGTCCAGATCCTTCACCGAACGTAGCTTGGATACCGCCCGGTAAGTCCAAGCGAGCTTCGATCTCTTTCAGGCAAGACGTTCCTTCTGGAGAACAACCACTTACGAGTGATCAGCTACGTGGCATTATTCGTAATGCCACAAAAAGTCCCAAGTTCCGTGCACACATGAGTGGACTGGCTGAAGAGATCAGGTCGCGCAAACAAAAAAAATGGGAGGAGAAGGGTCCTATCAAGAGAACTTTGACCCGTCTGGGGATAGGCACGCCCCCTCCCAAGGAGAAGTTGTCTGTGGCCATACCAGCAATCCAACACACCTTCATTACGGGGATGCCTGGATCTGGTAAGACAACGGCAGCCCATCGTCTTGAGAGAAGGACGGGCATCCCCGTATTGCATGGAGATGATCTCCCCCCTGATAAATCTGGCAGGCCAGGTACGAGTGCGTTGAAACTCGCGTTGAAGAGCCTCAAGACACCTCACATCATCGAGGGTGTGCAGGTAATGGGGTTGCGTCCAAAAGACGTGTCCGGTCATAAGGTCCAGATCATAGAACCATCCAGGCAAATCATCGTAGGCAGGCTCGTTCGTCGTGGCTGGAAGCCGGAAGATGACAATAAGGTCCAGTATGACAAGCACAGAGCTGGCGCCCTGTACGATGAGATGACTGGGAACCTGGCTGCGTTCAAGAATCGGATCAAGGCGTGAACACTTACGCCTTCTTCGATGAGCTAGAGAAGATTGGGTTCACCCTTCAGGGTCATGACAACGTCCAGGGTCTCCGTGTTGCCATCGAGAACAGGAAGGGGTCTGTCCGCAAAGGCGAGGACGCGGATGGCAAGGAGTGGAGGACCAAGATGGTCCACTCGTACGGCTACCTGGTTGGAACTCGAGGTGCTGATGGAGATCCAGTCGATGCCTACGTCGGCCCAGACAAGGAAGTGCCCCACGCCTACGTGGTCCATCAGCGGGACAAGGACACGGGGGCCTACGATGAGGATAAGGTTATGCTTGGCTTTGCCTCAAAGCAGGAGGCCAAGGAAACCTTCTTGAAGCACTACGATAGCCCCAAGTTCCTGGGACCCATCTCGAGGGTGTCAGTGGACCGACTCCGAGAGCTCGTGGCTTCCAAGAAGAGACTGGTGAAAATTTCATGACTTATGACTCCTTCTTCGACGAGCTCACCAAGATGGCCCAAGCCGCTGCCCCACAGGAGGGTGGAAGGGTCTCCAGATTCATCAGGAAAGCGGGCCCTGGCATCGGAGGAGCTGCTGGAGCCCTGGTCGGCGGGGTGTTGGGGGCCCGGCGCGGGAAGCTCCTACAGGGCACCATGGCGGGCCTGGGGACAGGGGCGACCTTGGGATGGCTGCCTGGCATGGCGCATGGCGTCAAAGAGGGTGTGAAGGACTTGCGTCGATGAGGTTTCTGGCACTGGTTTTCGTCCTCATGTGGCTGGCGGTTTCCGCCCCCATGTCTGCTCGAGCAGAGCCCTGCGTTCAGCAGGACTACAGCAGCCTCACCAAGGCCCCTGACTTCGACTGTCCCGGGCCCGGGGAGTCGGCGCTCGTTCCTGTGCTCTCGACCCGTCCGAGCCTCGGCGTGGTCAAGGGGACGGTGCTGGTGCAGCCTGGGAAGAGGAAGCTCGTCCTGGACTACGATGGAGTCCTGATGGGGAGAGAGAAGGTCATCGAGCTGGGGCTGAAGGTCAAGGCTGTCCGTCGTCTCCGATGGCTAGGGATGCACAAGGATGCTGCTGCCTTGAGTATCGAGAAGAAGTACTTGACCGGCGTGTGGGAGGCTAAAGTCGCTCTTCGAGACTCCCAGGTCGCCAGCTACAAGCAGCAGCTTGTCGATGCCCGCAAGCAGCGTGACTCTGCTCGGGCCTGGTACAGACGGTTCAGCACTGGCTTGATCATAGGCATCGTCACTACCGCCGCTGCCGCTGTAGCCATCGCCATCGTCGCTAAGTAGCTAAAGAAAAAGAGCAGGGGTTGATCAACCCTGCTCTCTTCGCCACCCTCTCGGGATTGGCTCAGCTCTGGCTCCGATGTACCGCCGCATGTGCGGCGGCCTTTATTTTTTCAACTGCCCGCATCTCCTTTTCGGCGACCTGACGCTTCCTCACTACTTTCGCGTTATGCGAAAGTAGTGATTCCTCCTCCTCCTCCTCCCTTTTCCGTTTTGCTGCAGCCGTAGCAGCCGCAGCCAAGGATGCTGCGATAACGATTTTCAACATTTCTTCGTCCTTTCTCTTTCTGGCAGGAGGATCACTCCTATGTCAGCAGTTGCTCCCGCCGGATAACGGGAGGATTTATATGTCTGGGGGTTCATAATTCTTAAGACATTTTTGATCGTCGTTTTTCACTTGTGAGCTAAAAGAAAAGGGCCCCGAAAGGGGCCCTTGATCAACTGCGCCAGGAGGCGTCGTTGAGTAGGCGGGTTCTAGCTTCAGTGATGTTTCTGACCATGTTCATGCCGACACCGACCTCGTCCCCGAAAGCCATGAGGTCCTCCAACTCCATGGCGTAGAACTCTTGATCAGTCAGCGTGACATGTCTTTCACCATCTGGCCCTGTCGTTCCGCGACGGGAGACGAGGATGTCTACTCGTCGCCCTCTTCGTTTCCCCGGGTATCCTTGTCCAGCGCTTCCATCTTGTCGTCGAAGTCCATGCCTTCCGGGGCATTGTCATCGGTCAAGATCTCCTCTGCCCGCAGCCAGGTGGCCAGGTGGAGAAGGAGACCAGCGGTCTTGTAGTTCTCCGCAGCGACCTCCGAGACGTCGTTGACGAGGCCGGTGCTGTTCGCCGTGTAGACGGCGCCGAGCTCGTCGATCTTCTCCTCGATGGCCTGGATACGCTCGGACATGGTGCCGAGCAGCTCCGCCAGAGCGTTGAGGTCGAGCTCGACCTCTCCCGTCTCCTCATCGACCACGTCCTCTTTGGGCTTGGGCTTGGCGGACGCCTTGCCGCGCTTCGCGGCGAGACGGCTCCTGCCGGAAGTCTTCGGGGCCTCTTCTGCCTCCTCCTGGACCTCTTCCTGGACCTCCTCTTGCTTCTTGGCGGCAGCCTTCTTGGCGGCAGCCTTCTTGGAACGCTTGGCGGGTTTGCTACTGCCCTCTTGATTCTCCACGACCCACTCTGCGAGAGAGTTGACGTCGAGGCGGGCGCAGTCCTCGGAGGACAACCCACGTCCCTTGCAGATGCGGCGCAGGTTGAGGCGGTTCATCGCCTTGAGTTCTTCGAGTTCGTACGTTTGCTCTTCGGACATGGTTACTTTCTCCTGAGTCTGCCAGAGGCAGATCGTTTAGGTGGGCCCTTCGTCAACATCTGCTCCAGTGCGGGTCGGCCCACCTTTTGGTACACTGAAGCTCTCGCGACTACGACGTGCTCTTGAGTGCGGCAGAATGAACCGCACTTCTCTTGATCTGTCAACATCTCGATCGTGACTACCTTGCACGTGGAAAGGTAGTCACAACTCATGCAGCAGTCCTTCATATCTTCTGACCCTGTAGATCCTTCTGGTTGTTCAGTTCACACTCTAGGGCCTTCCCGTCGGGGCACTCCCAGCAACAGGTGTTGCAGTCGAGCTGGCTCCAGAGATAGTGGAAGTACTCCCAGATGAATAGTCCCAGTAGATTCCGTGAATGGTGAACAGGGTTCCCGTCCAAGTCCGCTGGGTCTATCTCACCCCTGATCAACCTGATGACGTCCTCCCTGAGTACACCTGGATGGAGCACGCGCCACATAGCCATCTCTTCCCTGCTAGATGGGATCATGTTGTGCGAGCACAGGGCCCGCAACTCAGAAGCATTCAGGTCATCCCAAGGGATGGACACGATCTCGTATGTTGCAGGCTCCCCCCTCTTCCTACGACCCTTCTTTGGCACGATACGGACAAGCCGGTAGAACTCGTCTGTGTGCTCCACTTCAGGTACCCCGTGGGATTCAACTACTTCCACATTGTGATCAGCCATCATCTTCCGCCATTTGTAGGAAGGTGATCTCTACCCGTGGGTTCTTCTTGTCTACGTCCTTGGCCAAGATGTGGACGAACGTAGCGCTGTCATCAACTCCGGTCGCCGCCTTCACAGCATCCTCTACCAGCTTTACGCGGTTCGAGATGTCCATCTTGACCCACTTGGTCTTGGCTTTCCTCTGCCCCTTCTTCGGGCCCCTGACATAGAACTCATCCCACCCCTTGTTCACGATGGACTCGAAGAAGAAGGCTAGCTCCAACCAGTACCGAGCGTTCTCGTCGAACGCATTCTGGAATCCGAGCCCAGCCTCTCTGACGATCCTTCCTATGGCCTTCTTCTTCCAAGATCTCGCCTCCGTTGTGAGGCGACGACCCTTTCCTCGAACATTGAAGTAGATGTTGTTGGATGTAGGAGGAAGCTCCATAGCGATGATGACCTTCCTCACCTCTTCACCTTTCGAGGCAAGAAGGCTGGTCTCACAGGCTTGGGCTTGCTCTTCGTCGCCAGGGGCCCCTTCTTTGGTTGAGGTACAGGACTGTCCTGCATGTGCTCGCCAAACACTCTGCGAGCTCCGATGCTCCCAGCCCTTGTTCCTACTCGGATACCCTGCTCCTTCAAGCTGATGTTCCGAGAGATGAGTCGGATATCCGCCTCGCAGGCGTCCGCTACCTTGGCCAGCAGATTGTGCAGGCACTCCAACTCCAAGCACTCTCCGTTCGCCGTGACATACCGACGATCTGTTTGCATGTGATCGTCCTTGTCCTTGGTCGTCCCATCCTTTCCGATACGCACCCGAGCCTTGATGAACCCGAGCTTCTCGGTCGCTACGTTGTATCGGTTCTTGGTGTCTGCTAGCTGCCCAACAACGTAGGCGAAGTACTCCTGTGCAATCCCGTACAGCTCCCCCAGCTCTCTGTCGGACAAGTCCTGAAGGTTGGGAGGGAGCCAAGGCGTTCCATCCTCCGTCAGAAACATGGACGACCCTGGCTCGCGCCGAGTCCTCGAAGGCAGCTTGATCCCACGACGTATCATCTCGTCATGAGCCGAGTCAGCCACGTCGTAGCACTGTTCTCCTTCCTCCAGCGGCATGAACCAAGTATCCGGAGCAGGCCCCGCCTGGTTCACTGGTTTCACCGCAGTCTCCGCTCCTCTTTTGGGTACCTTTCGCTTCATTGTGCACCTCTCAGGGTGAAGCGGCTTTTGCCCTTCTTGACGTTCTTCTTCCCCGGTTTGGGGGGCTTACACACATGCTTGTATCGGCACGTGTTGCAGTGATATCCGGCCTCGCGTTCCGGAGGTTTCTCGTCCACAGCACACGTACGCACGTAGACGATCTTCTCCACGATGGAATCCCAGATCTCCTGTTGGAAAGGGATCAAGAACTCCATCATCGTGGAGTCGTTCTTGTTGTAGTAGAGGATCGTCATAGCTGGGAGATCTAGGCACGCCATGTAGACGTGTGCCTGGATCACGTTCTCAGGTGAGGGTTTGTTGAGATCTTTGAACAGCTCCGCTTTCATCGTTTTGATTTCGATGCCGAAGCGCAGGTCAAGATTCGGAGTCTTCACCGAGTAGATGCCGTCTGTGGTTGAATCGATCTCATACTGTGCCGCTACAGGTGAGGTGTCCTCGTTGAACGTGGCCTCATCGATGAAGACGTCACCCAGTTCCTTGGCCAGCTTGTGCAGGTACCCCTGAAGCTGTCCGTGCACAGCGTGACCCGTGTCGAAGATACGACGCAGCCGTGGGTCTATCCGAGACTCTGGTGGCTCTCCGATGTATCGGTAGTACAGCATCCGGGCGCACCCCATGGGGTAGTTTCCACAGGGAGAGATACCTCCTTTCGATCCAAGCTCAGACGCGCTGAACACACAGAGCTTGCGGCCACTTGGTTTGAGGTTCAGGTCTTCTAGATAGGATTCAAGTCTGGAGATGACCTGAACGTTACTGAGCGCTTCCTTCAGTTCGTTTGCCTCTGCGCTCTTGAGGTCCTCTATGCTTTTCAACCGCATCTTTCATCTCCAGGAAAAGTGATAGTGGGATCACCGCCACGGACTGGCGTGCTTTCCGGTACTCTACGATTAGCGCTGGATTCTCATTCGCCTCTAGTGCCTGGTGAATGATCTTCGCCAAGTCGGACAAGGTGAGGTTGAATCCTTTGAGGGAATCCGTGTACTTGTGCTCCACACGCCACTCTCCCATCCTCCTGATGTCCCCCTTGTAGCCAGACAGCTTGGTTCCACCAGAGGCCGGTTGAGTCACACCACCCATGTCATCCGCCAAGACTTGCTCGAGGTGCTGGGAAGTCTTGATGCGCTTCTGCGCAGCCTTCTTCCTCTCCGGGTCAGAACCCATCTCGAGATTCAAGTCGATCTCTATTCCGACTTCAATGCACGTCGAACAAAGGTGAGACTGACGGATCGCCTCCTCTTGGTAGAGGACGGTCAGCACTATAGTGTTCGTAACCTTGTGGCAAGAGTCACAGTGCTGACCGTACCCGGCGTCCAAGATCTCCAGGGACAGTGGGAGCTTCACATGAACCTCACGTGGCCAAGCCCGGCCGCGATGTAGAGCTGGTCTCGCAGCTCCACCATGAGCTCCGGGCTCTGTTCCATGAGCTGGAGCAAGGACTCCTTGCCGTGGACGCTGATGGCGTTTCCATCAGCGTCTTCGATGGTGGGGATGGAGTACCTGCCAGACCCCTCGTTCAAGATGACGTTGTAGATGAGGCACTGCGAGAGCAGATCTCCCTGAACGTCCACCTCTAGCGGATCGAAGTACAGGGTGAAGGCGCCGATCCTGCCTTCCCTAGCCCCTGCCTTGGCCTTGGCCACCTCCCAGTTGATCTCCTTCCCAATCTTGACCTTCTTATCTTTGAGAGATTGACCAGTGTGGAGGCTTATCCGAATGTGGTTGAGGTGCTGAAGGGCGAAGGCCCCATCCGACTTGTAGGCGCGTCCATATGTCTTACCACCGCTCAGGTTGAGCTTCGCTCTGGCCTGTCGGATACAGTACAACGTCGTCTCGTTCACCTCAGTGAAGGGGTCTAGCCCGCTCCACTTGCAGTGTCCACAGGTGTACTTGAAGTTCAGCGTCTTGGAGTTGATGATGTTCTTCTCCAACGGACTATACCCACACTCGGGGCAACGGAACGTCGGATTGAAAGCATCCAAGATTTGCTTGGACCAGCGGGTCTGCAATGAGGCGGGGGAGGCAACTTGTGGGGTCTCTCCCAAGGGCGTTGTCTCTTCCTGGAACGTCATCATGGCGTCCCACGAATCGATGCCGATCATCTGGTAGGCATTGGACTTGACTGCATCAACGATGCCGCCTAGTACACCTTCAGATGCGCCCTCGAAGATGTAGAACTTCCCGACTGTCGGGCAGTTCATAGCCTCTCTGATCTCTGCTGCGGTCAGAGGTTCTTCTCCTCTTCGTTTCCTCCCACGTTGGGTGACCTCGATGTCGTAGTGACTCATCGCAATCTTGCACCCACATATCTGAGCGAAGTGCTTGTCTACGAAGGATTCGAAGCAAGCCATGGCGAGACAGGCGTCGTCACCATAGTGCTGCTGGAGCTGCCCGAAGTAGCGGTACATCAGGTAGTTCTTACCCGTGCTTTCTGGGCCGTCGATCTGGTGGACCTTTCCTGCCACGAGACCGCCGCCAGAAGCGATGTCAAGACTAGAGATACCGCAGGGACGGCGGAGATCTGAGGCATCCCAAGCCTCTTTCGCAGATCTCATGACAGGACCGTTGTCCCCGAACTTCATATTGATCTCTTGGACCAGTTGATCCGTGTCCGGCTTGGGAAAGGACTTGGGACGAGTTCCTGTTGACGAGTCAGCCTTCCCCTTCCGAGGAGACGTTTGCCGAGACGGTTTCTTGGCGGTGACCTTCTTAGCCATTGGGCTTCTTCTCAAACGGCTCGGTCCCCTTGTCGGGATCTTTCGGCACATTCACGTTCGGGTCGTCCTTGGCGGCCGTCTTCTCCCCGTCCTTCTTGGGAATGATCTTGTCCTTGTCGATCTCCACGGAGTACTTTTCCATTCCTTCCTTCTTTCTGGCGGTATTCCCACCTACACGATGAGCAGTGACTTTCATCACCTTGATTGGGGCAGTCATCTCCCAGGTCACACCAGAGGGTGTCGTGATCGTCCACTTGTGCCCATCGGTCTCGAGGGAGCACTCGGCGAACTCCAGAGCTCCCTCGAGGAGCAGTTTTATGTCGAGGCGCTCGGCACCCCTGTATAGGTCATCCATGTCTCTAGCCATTAGTGTGCCTCCGACCATGCTTCCCCCCAGCCAATGTCTACACCGAGGGGTACAGCGAGTTTGCGGAAGGGCAAGCCGAGTCTCTCAGGCAAGTCCTCGAACGGCGCTTCCATGATCTCCTGGATGAGTTCACACCCTTCATCCAAGTACTCGTTGGGGACCTCGAACAAGATCTCATCATGGATCTGCAAGATCTGAGCAATGCCCAAATTGTGGAGGCCGAGACTCTCTTCGCAGCGAAGCTGAGCCAGTCGAGCTACATCGGCAGCAGACCCCTGAATGGAGGTGTTCACTGCTTGCCGCATTGCTCGAGCAGCGTACATTCCCGGCCTCTCCGGGATGTACTTGCCCCACTTCTGACTGTAGAACCCCTCCTTCCAGTCCAGGTTCGCGTCTAGTAGACGCCGCTTGCGTCCGAGTATCGTAGATACCTCGCGCCGCTCCCGACAACTTGCATGCGTATGCTCGATGAAGGTCTTAACTCCGGGGTACGGCTGGAAGTAGATCTCCTTCTTGTCGCGAGCTTCCTCTACCTCAATGCCAAGCTTGGCAGCGAGAGCCATGTCGCCTTCACCATAGTTGATGCCAAACCCGATCGCCTTCGCTTCTTGTCGGTAGTCCATGAGCAGGATGACGCGAGGATCCCACTGGTCGCGCGGCACATGGTTTTTCTCGTAGATGCCTGCTTGCTTCTTGGCCTTGACCATGTCCTCGTAGGGCACGCCGTACATCACGGAGGCAGTACCCATGTGGATGTCCCATCCCTTGTTTATGACCTCGATCATTCTAGCGTCACCACTGATGGCGGCGAGTAGACGCATCTCGAGCTGCTTGTAGTCGGCAGCTACCAAGTTGTGACCGGTCTTCGGCATGAAGGCGCTGCGCAGACCATACACGTCGTTGTCTGGGCGAGGAACGTTCTGGAGGTTGGGGTCACGTGAAGAGAGTCGTCCCGTCACGGTGATGTGTTGGGTAAGCATGGGGTGGATACGGAACCCATCGTCACAGCGAGCGATCATACCGTCAATGTAGGTACCCTTGACCTTGTTTAGAGCTCGGTGCTCCAAGATCAATCTGCTGATCTCGCACCCCTCACCTTTCCAAATTTCCAGGACTGATTCGTCGGTAGACGGTTGCTTGTTCCCGCTCTTTCCTCCGCTCGTCATCTTGACAGGCTCACGGCCCAGGACATCAAAGAACAGATGTCGTAGTTCGTGAGGAGAGTTCGGGTTGATCTCTCTGCCCGCTACCTTGCACAGCGTGCGAAGGATGGCTCGCATGTCCTTCATGATAGGAGCTCGGATCTCTTCTAGCCACCCAACGTCAACCATGATTCCGCGTCGAATGCACTTGTAGAGGACCTTCGTGTAGGGAGCTTCCACCTTCTCGAAGGTGTCCCACATCGTCGTCCATTTGGTTGCTTCGATTTCTTCGAGCTTCGTCTTCAGATGCTTGTACACAGCCAAGCTGGCCCAGGCATCCATGGAGGCGTAGTCGTAGGCGGAGTCCGGCTCTTGTTGAACCATCCGCATCAGAGCATCTTGGTTGGTCTCCCCCTTCACCTTTTTGAACACGGACTTGAAGGACCGCATGTTCAAGCCAATATGATCTAGGGCCGTATCTTTCAGACCATGCCGACCAATCCTGTTCTCGTCATACAGCCAGTCCATCACCAAGGTGCAGTGAATGGGACCGGCCATCAGAGGGACACCAGAGTTGGCTAGCATGTTGTTGTCGAAGTTGGCGTTGGTCATGACCCACGTGATGTCTGGGTCTCTAGCTACTTCTTCACGGAAGACTTCGAGCATGGGACGTGACAAGGCGTACCGAGTGTTTAGATCTGGGCACAGCGACCAGAACATGACGTGGTCACGTGCAAGGTCTAGTCCAGTGGTCTCTGTATCGATTCCGCAAAGCTTGGTGTCCCGTATGTGACGACATACCTGTAGTAGCCTATCCCCAGAGTCGATGTACTCCGGGGTCGGTAGTTTGTGCAGCATGCCCTCTCCTAGAGGTGCCCGGGGGATGGCCCCCCGGGCTTGAGGAACGACTAGAACGGGATTTCGTCGTCGTCTACGTCTTCGCCCTCGTCAGACGCACCGTCCGGTTTGTCGTAGTCGGTGGTCTCCCGCTTGGCGTCAGCCGCCTTGTACGGGTTGCTGCACTTGTACCGCTCCGCCTGCTTGTCCAGGCTGTCAGGAGCGAACACCCGATGAAGGAACTCCTTCATCGGAAGGAGTTCCTGAAGCTCGGGCTCCAGCTCTTCCACGAACTCGTGACCGCTGATCACGAGTGTGGATTGAGTGCCGGTGCCTTCTCGACGCACGAATAGATCTACGTCCCAGAGCTTGAGGGGGTTGGGGTCCTGACACTTGTTGCAGTCCGGAACTCCGATCAGCATCACTTCCTTCTTGCAGTGCGGGCACTGGACTTGATCGCTGGTGTATTCATTGACCTCGGTCTTCGTCAGGTCTTTGTGCTTACCGAGCAGGTCCAGCACTTCGCCGTCGCACTCGGGGCATTCCCAGATGGGGAAGTCGATCTTTCCACCACAGGAGCACTCCTTCTGGAGATCTGCGATCTTAGCCGAGAGGATCAACAGATGGTTGATGCCCAGCGACCAGTGAACGAGGTTGCCCCATACGCGCTCCCATCCTTCTTTCTTGATCTTCCCTCTGCCGTATTTGGCGAGAGCCTCGTCTTCGTGGACCCGGTCAAAGATGACATCATCCTTCTTGTGGAACTTGGTGTCCCGCTGGTACGTGATGACTTCACCTTTCTCGGTCGTGGCTGGGATCAAGTAGTACCACGCCTTGTGCAAGGCCAGGAATCCGTTGAGACGCCGCCAGCTATAGGGCATGTCGGCGGTCTTTGTTCCGTCAGGCATATGCTCGCGTTCGTAGCACGGGATGCACTTGCCACTCCCGTGTACATCACACTCATCGTCTTCGCTCCACACCTTGGAGCAGATCGATCCTCGCTGGAGTCGTCCACTGAAATGCTCCACGTACTCGAAGTACGGAACCGGAGAACCGTCGAACGCCTTGTACGAACCAGGAATGATCTGGATACGAGCGGGCTCGACGGGATCCAAGGGGCGCTTCGGGTTCGGGCTAGGCGGACGGAATCGGTGTTTGTTCTGAAAGATGGACATGGGTCCACCAGCGTTCTGATTCTTCTCGCTCCGCTTGAGAGCCTTGCGCCGCGCGTCACGGGCCCAGTTGCCGTGCTGTTCATGGTTGTACGTTGGCTTAGTGGCCATATTCTTTTCTCCAACTGCGGAAGCGGACTGGTGTGGTCAGCACTTCCATCAACTCGTCGCTGTTTAGATCATCCGGTTGTGCGCCATCCACAGCATCTTCTGGGTAGCAACACACGCCTACCTTGTGACTCGTATTGAGTCGGAGCCCCGCTTCGTACGTGCCTTTCATTGCCGAAGCGGTGTTGTCCAAGAGAATGTAGATGCTGCAATCAGTCCTCTGTAAGAGGGTTTGTTGCATCCTCGACATGTACGTTCCTTGGAGAGCGACTGTGTTCCAAGCGCCATGCTGGATCAGCCATAGTGCGGCTTTGTACCCTTCGACCACGAAGATATGATCGAGGTTCCCGTGGAGTGCTTCCGGCATTACCCGGTCCATGTTCCATAGGAAGTGCTTCTTCTCGAAGACGTACCCTTTGTATCGATCCGAGAACCTCAGAAAGTCCTGCTCCTTGTAGATTTTGTACCGAGGTTGCTCGTCCGTGACGGTTCTCCCTGCAATACCCATCAGTACGCCGAGGTGAGAACGGATAGGGAAGGTGATTCGCATCTGATCTTTGTCAAATCCGATGTCGTACCTGCGTAGAACATCTTTGTCGAACCCAGCATCCAGTAGACGCTTCGGGCAGTAGTCGAAGATCCCCAGCATCCCCTCACTCAGAGGCATGTGGTTTTTGAGGGCGTCTTTCCGTGGGTTAAGTTCGGTGTTGACCTTGGCCGTTATCTCGGCGCCAACACGATCCATGACGCTGGTACGTAGCTTAGAAGAGGCCCCCAGCTCCTTCATGAACGTGGCCAGGTTTCCGCGAGTCTGACAAGAGTGACAGATGAACATCCCATTCACCGTGGAGATGTAGAAAGCTCCAACACTCTTCTCTTCATGGAAGGGGCACGGACCACTGATGTTGTTGCCGTCACTGGTCGGTCTCCACCACTCGAGGTACTTATCCGCGAGGAACTCCACGACAGACTTCATCTCGGTGCTCATTACGCCCCCTTCTTCTTGAAGTGCTTCCTCATTTCCCGCAGGGGGAGCGCCCTCTCTTGGGACATGCGCTTTGAGGCAGCCTCTTCTTCTCGGGCCATGGCGTCTTCTTCAGCTTTGAACTGAGCTTGGATCTGTCGTTGGGACTCGAAGATCTGCTTGAGTTGAAACCTGATGGCCGGCTCGGCAGACAAAAGGAACCCAGGCAACTTGATCTCTCTGGCACCAGAGATGACACAAGCCAGGTCCACATCTCCTCCCTCCTTCTCAGTCTTGATCACACGGATAGCTAAGTGACACGCCTGTGCGAACGTGTCTCCGTAGGCTATCTCCGCCATCGTCGAACCTTTTGTCTGCTCGCCAGACCTATTGGCTTGAGAGGTAGCAAGGATGGGGATCTGGTAGTTGCTGGCCATGTTGGATAGGCCATAGGCTATCTCAGCAATGTCCTGCCACTTGGCTTGCTTGCCAGATCCCTTTGCTGCTTCCATCAAGTAGACGGAGTCCACGAACACAATGTCCGGCTCGAACAGATCTATCTTGGACTGTAGGGAAGCTAGTCCTCCCCCTGCATTCTTGCCGGCCCATCCTGTCGTGATGAGGAGAGACTTGTCTCGCTTGTTGTTGTCGGTACTGTTCCTCTCTTCCTCATCTTTGATCCAGTCCACTAGGTCAAAGAAGTCATCTTCCTCATCTTTGGAGAGCTGTCCGTTTCTGAAATTCATGTAGTCTACGGCCAGCATACGGGCTACAAAGCGCGTTCTCATCTGTTCGGGTGTCATCTCCTTGGTGAAGATCATCACCCGGCAGTTGTGGTGTTGGTAGCACTCGACGGCAGCATCTATCAGGAGCCACGTCTTCATGCTCTTCGGTCGCCCGTACAGAAGGATGAAGTCTCCCTTCTGCATTCCGCGTGATTCCTCATTGAGCGGGTGGTGCTGTCGCTGCGTCTTCTGGAGTATCTTGGGCTTGCCATTCTCGTCGTGGTATCCCCAGCCGACTGGGAAGGGGATACCGAGGTACCCCGTGGCATCCCTGGCCAAGATATATTCGTTCCTGATGTCGCGCATGGAGTCGGAGAGGATGATGTCCCTGCTCACGCTGCTCACCGTCTGGAGTGCCTTGCACTCTTCAACCATGGTGTTCAGACATTCGTGTGGGTCATCCTCGAAGTCGTCAGAGGCGTTGTCCAAGATCCCTTCGATCTTTTTCTTCAGCCACTCGACACGTACACGATGAGCTAGGGATACCACCGTGTAGTGAGGGTCCGCGTCAGGGAACGACGCTGACATTGACTCGAACTCTTTATCTATGATGTCCCACCCAGGGACGATGTTCCTCGCGTGATCTGAGTGGTAGTGCCTCCAGATGTACTCGAAGACCAACCTGTTCTCATGGACCAAGAACATTTCGGACGTGAGACCATAGTCCAAAGCTGCACGGAGATCTTTGGTCTCTATGATCTTAGACAGCAGTTGGAGTTCGACACTCGTAGCCATTTACGCTTCTCGGATTCCGACGATGTGTCCTTTGTTGAGGATCAACTCCCTACCTTCGTGTAGGACAGCAATGTTGTATCGGTCCGTCCACAAGAGCTTTACCCCCGCGAGTAGTCTGCCCCGCTGGGGCCCGTCTATGGCGTCGATGTTGTTGATGTCCACGACCAGGTAGACCCAAACCTCCTTACCGATCATTCTAGAGATGTGGCTGTGCCAGTTGTCTTTGACCTGGAGGATGTCCTTGAGGATTCCTATTGTCTTACTGAGTTCTCTGACCTGCGTCCTCAGTGCGGCCAGCTCTGCTTGAAGCTGTGTGCTTGAGGACGCTTTATCAGGCTGGCTGCTGGGTCGCCTGCGCCTTTGTCCATCTCCCATTGGTTCCTCCTAGGGGAGGGGGGCTTAAGCCCCCCCTTCTGCTAGATGCGAGCTTGAGACATGTACTTGCCGGCGAGCTCTTCGATCTCGTATCGCTTGTCCATGTCGGTTTCTTGGTGAGCTGCGCGGGTGAGCGCTTGGAGCACACCATACCCACTCATCAGGGGCTCTTCCTCGTAGGCTTTGATCACAGCTTCGATGAAGGTCTTTGACGCCTTGTTCTTCTCGAGGAACTTGGTGATCTCCTCTTTCGGGTCACCGATGATGCGGTCCTTCAAGCCGGCCATGCGGCGCTGGTTCAGGTCCCACACACCTGGCATCTTGCGGAAAGCGCTGTCCAGCAGGACGTCGATACCCTCGTCCTCGATGCCGCGATGCATCCGGTACATCAGTCGTCCATCACTGATGGTCACGATGGCGCCGTTCAAGCAGACCAAGCGGAACGTGGTGGCGTCGATGGTCACGGCCGTGTACCCAACCTCGCTGTTGCGAACGTGGAAGCCTTGGTACACCCAGTCGGCGTCCGGCAGCAAGCCCTCTCGCTCCGCCATGTCGTAGATGCCACGAACACGCGGGTCTGAGTGTCCTCGATCGATGTCTCCCATGTTCACGGGAGGACCGACGACCGAGTAGTGGCTTGCCTTCTCGTTGTAGAAGTCCGTGCCGAGGTGGTTCTTGATGAAGCTGAGCTCGTCCATCCGTCCACGGAACTTCGCCGCCAAGCGACCGAAGACGCGAATGTCATCGATGGAGGAGTACGTGGGCGACAGGACAGCTCGCAGGAAGCCATCTGCCTTCTTGGCCCCGGGGTCCCCTTTCTTGAAGCGGCGGGCTCTGAGCTTGCTACTCTGCCCGGTACGGGAGAACCGACGTTGCATCTCCTGCTGGATCTCCTCGGGCTTGACGGTGTCCGGGTTGAACCACTTGTTCCATTGGACGCCGAGCATACCGCCGAGCTGCCTTCGGCTCCAGTCGGTCATGTTGAGGATACCGATGCCCGGGACTTCCAGAGCGACATCGGGGTGTTCTTGACTACCAGCCTTGCAAACGCGGACGTCTTTCAGATCTACCACCCTATCCGGGTAGTTGAGATCGTGGAGATCCGTGATGCGCTCGAGCACGGTATCAAATTTGGTTACCTTCTTCTGCTTCATCAGCAAGCCCAGCGGGTTCATGATGTATGCCTGTCCCTTCTTCTTGAGTAGTGGCGAGGTTCTCGCGAAAGAGGACGACGGCTGCGTCATCCTCCAGTGCAGCTACCAACTGTGACAGGAGCTCTTTGGTCCTGGCACTCATGATGGGTTGACCAGGTAGCGTGGCCATCCCGAACATTTGACCTGTCTCAGCATCGACGTATCCGAACTTCATCGTGATCGTATCTCCCTGTCCCAGACGATCTACTCGAAGCTCCCCCAACGTGACGGCGTTGAATCTGGGTGCCCCAGTGACCTTTCTCATTCGTCACCGTTCAGATAGGCATCTAGGTCCCGTCGTACCTTCACCGCGTTGTGCGTCATGAACTTGTGGGCCAACTCGCTAGCCGTGTCGTTGGCCCGCTCCAGAGAGACTAGATCTGAGTCGCACGGAATGGTCACGCTCGAGGTGGACTCGATGGTCATCCCAGAGCTTTGGTCAGACGCCCAGAATTTCATGCCGTGCGTCACACTCACAGATGCAGGACCGGGGGGTATCTCGGTGGTCACCAGGTCGTGACTACTTGTTTCACGAACCGGCTGCTTCCTTTTCTTGACGGAGATTACGCTGCTAATCACAGCGGGTCCCCTTGTCTTCCTCTGTGGAGGTTTTCTTACCATCAGATCTTCAGCTCCTTCGGTACACCGGGCATCAGTGCCACGGTTGGTGGAGTCTCTTGGAAAGCTTGGTAGGCCGCGTCTCGATCCAACTCACCTTGTCGAATGAGTTGCTCCAGCTTCGAGACGTCAACCACATAGTCTACGACTTCTTTCAAGAACAGCTCACTGACCTCCGCTGGGAACAAGCTGGCCAGCATCGTTCCATCCCATCTAGTGCCGCTCTTCTTGATCGCTCCAAACCTACCCACGACCATGCGCTGTTCGTTCGAGTTTTTCAGTTCTCCTTTGACTGCGACTGACGCTTCCTTGAGCGATGCGTTGAAGTTCTCGACGAGTCTCCTGAGCTCGTCCATGAACTCTTCGTTGTCTGTCATGAACTCTTGGAGTTCGTTGTTTGCCTCCTCGAACTTCTGTGAAGCTCGCTGTGCAGCAGTGATCACTGGCTGATTCATTTGGGAAGACTCCCCATAGTTGCGAATAGGTCTTTGGTGGTGAAGGGGCGCTCTGGCATTTCCTCGCCCCAATACAGGTTCCTCATTCTGTCGACGAAGTAGATCGCCCGCTGCCAAGCTACGAGCGTCTGGTGCCAGGGACCACCCTTGAAGATGTCTCCACTTCGCATGAGGTGGGCCGGGTGGTGCATGCACATGACGGGGTACACGATCTTCTTGGCGCGACCTTGTACTGTGCAGCTTTTTATCTTCCCTTGGATCTGATGCATGTTGATAGACCGCTGTCCCGTGACTTCTTGGATAGTGGGCTTACCCATGGCTATGATCAAAAGTGGATCCAAGATGTACAGCGTCTCTTCCCACAGTGGTCTACAAGCAGCTCGCTCGATCAGGCTAGGCTCTCTGTTCTCAGTTCTCTTCTTGCCGAAGCTGTCTCGAGTAGTGCTGAAGGGACGGCACGACACGATGTTCATGTAGAACATGTCGTTCTTCCGAACCCTCACCTCTTTGCAGTAGTCATCTATGACAAAGCCGCTGTCCCCAACGAAAGGGGCGCCGTCTGCATCCTCATCCTCTCCAGGACTGATGCCTATGACGACGATGTCGGCGGAAGGGTTTCCATCAGGAAATACGATCTGGGTTCTGGTTTCGTGCAGTGGGCACTTCTTGCATTCGTCCCATCTGCTGAAGACTTCTAGGAGCGCATTCGCTCTGCGATCCCGTTCACTCATCCCTCCTCCTCCTCCTCTAGTTGTTTGAGCGTTATGTGCTCGTACGGGCCTCCCTCATCAGAGGGCCAGCGAGTGAGCTGCGCTCGAAGCTTGTTGCACATACGGTGGAACTGGTTGACGTAGATATCGTCGAAGATCACAACCAAAGGATTCTTCATCCCCTCTCGGTACCTGTAACCCTGGATGCGGCCCATCCCCTGCTGCAAAGCGTTCTTCCCACCGTTCGGGTGTTTGCTGCCAAAAGGAGTGAGCCACATCAGCGTGTCCAGGGAATCTTCGTCGATCGCCTCCAGAACTAACTGGTGGGTTCCAAATATGAGTTGCTTATCACGAAGTGCGGCCCACCTTTTCGCGACCTCTTGCTTACCCGTGCAGATGCCTACGTCAGCCCCTTCAGCTAGAAAAAGCTCGTACATGAGCTCGAGTTGCTTGACGCTATGACTCAGGGCCAAAATTTTTCGACCCGCCTTCAGCCCATCACGAATATCCCTCGCAATGGCAGCGTTCCGACTCGGCATCTGCCCGGTGAAAGATCTCAGCAAGCCGATGTTGGGATTCCCGCTCTTGTCAACGACGTACTCCAACCAGTCAGAGGCGGAGATCAAAGTTTCCAACCTACGGAACCTGATGGTCGGCTTCACTTCTTGAGAGAGGTCCTTGTAGAAGACTTCACCAACGTGGTAGTTGTAGATCACTTCCGTGCCGTCTTCTCGGTTCACCGTGGCACTGAGACCGTACCGTCTGCCTCCGAACATCGTGGAGGTAATGCAGAAGTACGGAGCACTGAGGTGGTGAACCTCATCCCAAATCACCAAGCCAAACCATTTGCGCATCTCTGGGGTGACATGGTCTGCGTGCTTGGCGAGGGTCTGGATGGTTGCGACGGTGATGGGGTGACGCCAGTCCCACTTGGATGGAGCTCCTTGGATGTGTCCGACCTGGCCCCCATTTAGATCAATGAACTTGTTGACCGCCCCCTCCCACTGACTGAAGATGGTCTTCTGATTCACGATGATCAGAGTGTTCTTCTTGTAGTGGGCAGCGGCATGAAGAGCGACACAAGTTTTTCCCTTACCGCAGGACAGGTTCAAGATCCCTCCGTCCACTTTCATGAAGGCAGAGAATGCCTTTTTCTGCGTGTCGTCTTCAGGATCCATGAAGTCGAGGATCAAATTGCTCTTGATGTCCGCATCGGGGAAGTCTGTAGGTCTGATGTCCACGATGGGGAAGGACAGCTTCGCGTAGTCTTCTTTCGGGACGAACTCTCTAGGAACGGCCAGGTGGTGGGGTGTGTCCTCCCAGAGTTGCAAGTACTCCAAACCTTCGCCCCCATAGGACTCGAACTCCAAAGCCGCCTTGATCCGAATCACGTTGATCTTCTTCCTCGGTAGCCACATCTGGGTGCCGAGGTAGGCTTTGTTTGGGTCCTTGATGATGAAGGAGAAATTAGCCATCTGAGGGGGGCCTCCGACCCTCTCCAGCAGCCAGGAGGGTTCTCCTGTGCTGGAGAGGGTCCAAAAGGCGTACAACGTACACCTTTTTGTGTCAACGCATACTGCACACTTGTGCAGGATTAGAAGCGGAAGTTGACGAAGAACTGGTACAACTCCCATGCACCGCCTCTACAAGCACCCGTGGCTACGTCCTTGACCATCCTGTTACCCCACGTCTCACCTTCTTGGATCTCCCCCGTAGGAGTCTTGGAGTCTGTGGCTCCGTCCTGTCTGCCGGGGCTCGAGCTGGAAGCGGAGGTCCGCATTACTGGTCGGCTGATACTGAGGCCACCCATCCTTGGCCTGACTCCCCGAACGGCTGATTCACAGTCGCTCATGAAGTCGCATCTCCTACAATCGGCATCCGACGCACTGAAGTAGCTGCTCCTTCCGAAACACTCTGGTCTTCTCTGTTGGCCATACTTCAGCAAGGACAATGATCACCTCCTTTGTGTTGATCTAATTCCGGTACTCAAATACGTAGTGCTTATACCCACAAAGGTGTTGGTTTTGATTCCTTGACCGGAAAGATCGTGGTCGATAGGATTGGCCATAAAGCCACCCAGTTAGGAGCTTTCCGATGATCAATGAAGCTATCGACTTTTACGACGATCCGAACGGTGAAATCCTTCGGTCGCATCTCCCTCATTTGGATAACGTTCCCGAGTTCATCAAGACGGCGGAACGGCTGACCCCAGAAGAGATCGATAAGCTCCCGGATGACGTCTTTGCTCTGGTCGCTTTCGACGGCGGGCAGAAGATGCGAAAGTTCGCTTGTGTGGACAAAGGCAACGTGGCCCTGTCTGTTCTCTACTTCATGGAGAACAAGGACCTGCTACCGGAAGAGGCGCAAAAGGTGGCCGCTGCCAACCTGATGACGGCCTGTTCCTGGTATGACCTTGAGCCTCCCGAAGACCTGGAGAAGATCGCCGTGATTGGCGCCCTCCTGTCTGGTGGTATGGCAGTGGCTCAGGGCAACTCTGACTTCAAGAAGAGGCAAGCTCTGCTCAATCAAGGCGTTCCGGGTAGTCGGGCCATGAGCGGGGGCGTTCCGAAGATGTCGGAGCTCTACGGTTCCCAGGAGATGCCCGTCAGCTCGCAAGCCAAGGAGAAGAAGGCGTCCCTCGACCCCTACGTCGACATCACCAACCAGTCGGTTCCGGTTTGTGTCATCCCTCCACAGGAGGCCAAGTACTACTGCCTCGTCAAAGAGGGGCAGGCGAAGTACCCGATCGACACTGCCCTCCAAGTGCAGCAGGCATCCGCCTACTTCCTGGAGAACAGAGATCGATTTTCTCCGTCTGACCGGCACCACTACTGTGTCAAGCTCGCCTCTCGAGCCAGCGACCTGGGGCTCTGTGTCCCGGATGTCGTCAAGGACTACGGGTCGAAGGGCTACTCTCCTCAAGTCAAGGTCGCCGTGTTCCGTCGCATGCGTCACTTCCGTGAAGGAACGTCGGAGCACAGCCTGCTCGACGAGATGATGAGCAAGCACGCTTCGATCCGTCCTGAGGTCTTCGCCGTCGCGTTGGAGAACTTCGATCGACGGACGGGCATGGACCGACTCTGGGATGCCGTCATCCCAGATCCCTATGCCTCCACCTTTGGCTTCACCAAGGTGGCCGAGTGGAGCTTCACACACGGCAACGAGACGGTGAACGAGGGCCGCCTGAAAGCTTGTGCGGCTCAGTGCAGAGAAGATATAGAGAAAAAGTTCGGGGAAGACATGGCAGAGGAGTTCGCCAAGAACCCGATTCAGATCTTTGATTCCATGCCCTTGGATTCCAAGCGTATCATCATGCGTGTGGCTGGGCAGCTCGAGGAATAGCCCTGCTCGATAGTCCCTACTCACTGGAGGGATTCATTGATAGCATGGCCCCAACTCATAAAATCTGGGATCATTCCCAAGGAGGCTCATGATGGCGAAGGAAAGCAAAGCGTTTGGATCCCAGCGAGCCCAGAAGGCTCATCTGCTGCTGGGCTCTGGCGGTCTGTCGTCGGAGATCAACGATCTCCGTCGTGACACCGAGGAAGGTTTTCAGAACCTCGAGGGTCGTGCTGGGTTCCCCGCGTTGAACTACGGTGAGGCCCCTGTCGCCGCTGGCGGGGACGTCACCCTCACGGGCGAGAACCTACTGCAAGGGCAGACGTTCGACTCCCTAGCGCTCTGGTCGGGCACCAGCATGGTGACCATCACTGCGCTCACGCCCGGTGACTCTCCCTTCACCATCGAGATCACCGATGGTGCGACGGCTGGTTCCGAGGTCGTGACGAAAACCCTCAACGCTTTCGTGATCCAGATCGAGGCCGGCGTCTCGACGGCAGATCAGATCGCCACGGCGCTCAACGCCGATGGCGCCGACTCCGATGGTTACCTGCGTGCCGCTTCTGGCGGTGCCGGTGTGACGAACGCTGTTGCTGCGGCTACCGCCATGGCTGGCGGCGTTGGTTCCTTCGCCGAGAACGTTGTGAAGGTCGGTGGGGTCGAGTGCCTCCCCGCCAACACGACCGGTACGGCGGGTGCGGCGGCCTGGTCTGACACGGCCATCATCGTCACGGTTCCTGCCATGGCCGGTGCGGCCGGCAAGCTCTTCCAGGTCGAGGTGATGAGCGATGGTACGTCGGCAGACCCCATGTCGACCATCGACAGCACTGCTGGTACCGCAGCCACCGGGGCCGCACAGGCAGACGCTACGACCGCTCTGTCGGAGACCGAAGAGCTCCGTAGCCTGGTTGGATTCCCGGAGATCGACTACATCGATGGTGCTGGTCCTGCGGCAGCGGGGGGCGACATGGTCATCGTCGGTCGCAACTTGCTCCAAGGCCAGACCTTCGATGAGTTGGCCCTCTGGTCGGGCACCAGCATGGTCACGATCATGGCATCGAAGCCCGGTGTCAGCGGCTATACCATCGAGATCACCGATGGTGCGACGGCTGGTTCCGAGGTCGTGACGAAAACTGGCGATGCCTTCGTGATCCAGATCGAGGCCGGTGTCTCGACGGCAGATCAGATCGCCACGGCGCTCAATGCTGACGGTGCCGACTCCGATGGTTACCTGTGGGCAGTCTCCGGTGGTTCGGGTACGACGAATGCCATCGCCGCTGCGACTCCGATGGCTGGCGGTACAGGTACCTTCGCAGGCAACGTGGTCCGCGCTGCGGGTTTCGAGTGCCTCCCGGCTAACACGACCGGTGCCACGGGCGTGGCGCTCTGGTCCAACACCAGCATCGCGGTCACGGTCCCTGCGCTGTCGCCCGTCGTGGCTACGGACAAGGCGGCCGTCTCGGTCAGCTCGAACTCTGTCCGTGCGCAGAGTCTCTCCGTCGCGGTCGAGTAGCGGCGGACCTATATGGGCCGGGATCATGAAACCGAGCTCTTCGATCTTCTGAAGCAGAGTGCCGCCCCGGACGAATCCGGGGCGGACGATGCTCCAGAGGAGACCGTTGCCGGTTACGAGGAGCGAGCATCGGTGGAGAAGGCGACACCCAAGCCTATCTCTGTGCGGAACCTCTTTGTCCATCACGACACCCACCCATTGGTGCTGGGCGTCAAGTTGCTGGACCAGTACGGAACCGATTGGTACGAGTGGGAGCCCGAGACAATCTGGCGGGAGATCATGGATGACTTCCGCACACCGTCCATCAGCGACCACACCAAGAGCAAGATTCAAGCGGTCAAGTCCATTCAGATCTCCGACCTGTGTTTCCAGAAGTGGGAGATCTTCTGCGTCATCACGCAGGCCCTGAACAACAACATCCCAGACTTCGAGGTCATGCGGAAGCCCACAGTGTCTCAGCTATTCGTAGCTGTGGACATCATGACCATGATCAGAAACGATGTACCGTTCGGGGACCAGTTGCAGCAGTGGCTAGCTGCGTCACTGCTCACGGACGGACTGATCTACGCCCCAGATCCCATCGCCTTCTGCCAGGACGAGATCTTGGACTTCATGAAGAACTCTGGTAGAGAGGTTGACCCCCAGCCTATAAGAGAGAAGTATAAGACGGTGATGCTCACGCCGTCAGATCAAGTCGTACTCGAGGAAAACGCAGTGGACATCCAGGTAGCCAAGCTGCTAGTGGCCAGAGACTACATGCAACTCCGAAGAGATCAAATGAAGTCTCAAATGCAGGCGTTGAGATGAACATCAACCAAGCCTTGGCATTCGTAGACGAGCTTGAAAAGCAAGCTGTTGCTCCTGGCCTCCTCAAAAGGTTGATGTGGAACAGCGGCATTGGTCGTTCTGCTGCGGGAGCTGCTGTTGGGGCGGGCACAGGAGCTCTAGCTGCAGGTCCTGATGATAGGCTTCGAGGAGCTCTTCTTGGCGGAGCTGCTGGAGGAGCTTTGGGGCTCGCTTCTCCGCTCGTCACGTCTGCTGGTCGTCAGAAAGCTAAGGAGTGGGTTAGCAGGACGGGAAAAAATCAGTGGCACAGTTTGACTGGTAGGGGGCGACTACAGGTTGCCCCTGGTACCAGCGCAGCGGATCTATCCTCTCTGCGTAAGTCAGAAGCGGCGGGGCTCACCAGTCTCCCAGGTACTGTAAAAGGTTTGCTAGGTAAGGATAGGGGTAAGGTTCTGGGAGAAGCATGGAGACAATCTGGCACCATGGGTAAAGTCATGGCTGCTGGAGATATTGCCCTGTCAGCTCCCCGCATCTTGGACAATAGCACCGCAGAGGGAACTGGAGAGAAGGCTCTCAGTACTCTTGGATCTTCTGGTGCGTATTTCCTCGGTGGTAAAATGCCCATAGTGGGAAATATGCTGCTGGCTGCCGGGGCTGGCACTGCGGGCAAGTACTTGGGTCGCGGTATTGACAAGATCGTAGGGCACAAAGCCCCAGTAGGATCTGTCGCAGAGGGCCCTGTGGTTGTTGGTAGACCAGGTAGGTTGCCTGAATGGAAAGAGCCTGTGCGCGACATTGCACACAACGTAGCCCAGGCAGTTACCGATGAAATTTCGGAAATTCCGGGGCGAAGGTAGTATCGAACCATGGCAGGTCTTGACTTCGGTGCTTCCTCTGGTGCAGCAAGGTTCTCCCGATCTCGCGGGCGTATTGGAAACCAGGCCAATAGAGGGATCAATTATCCCTCTCCTTTCTTCGACATTGGTCACACGTATCTGCCGACCACGGTCAAGCAGATGTTCCGTTGGTGTCGGTACTACTTTCTCGTTCACCCGCTGATCAACAGCGTCGTGTTCAAGATGAGCCAGTATCCGATCACGGACCTGGTGTACCATACAGAGCAAGAAGAACAGAAAGACAAGTGGAGGGACTTCCTCGAGAATGGCCTGAAGTACCGGGCGTTCATGGAGGAGATCGGTCTCGACTATCACACCTACGGGAACGGGATGGTATCCCTCTTCTTCCCGTTCAAGAAGATCTTGACGTGCCCGGAATGTGGGGACTCCCTCAACGCGAGAGATGCCACGTACTACTTCCGGAACTTCCAGTTCTACCGGACATGCCTGAAGTGCCAGCACCACGGCCCACAGAAGGTCAAGGACAGGTACATCAAGTCGTCGAAGGGCATTCGGTTGCTACGATGGAACCCGGAAGACATCGATGTCAGGTACAATGATCTCAATGGGGAGTACACCTACTTCTATGAGATCCCTGTCCAGCTCAAGAACGACATCATCATGGGCAAGCGGCACGTCGTGGAAGAGGTGCCTCAGATCTTCATCGATGCCCTCAAGAAGCGTCGCGCCATCGTCTTCTCCAAGGACAACATCTTCCACTTCCGTCGCCCCACCATCGCGGGCAAGGACCGTGGATGGGGCACGCCCCTGCTGCTCCCGGTTCTGAAGGACGCGTTCTACCTTCAGATCCTAAAAAAGAGTCAAGAGGCCATCGCCCTCGAGCACATCGTTCCGCTACGCATCCTGTTCCCGCAAGCTGGCTCAGCTACAGCAGACCCCTACACTTCGGTGAACCTGGGTGACTGGAAGGACCAGATCCAGGAAGAGATTGCTCGATGGCGGTTCGACAACAACTACATGCCGATCCTCCCCCTCCCTGTGGGAAATCAAACCATCGGTGGAGACGGTCGGTCTCTACTCGTTGGTCAAGAGATCCGCATGTGGTCGGAGCAAATTGTCACCGGCATGGGTGTCCCAACTGAGTTGATCTTTGGTGGGCTATCCTACTCGGGAAGCAATGTTTCTCTCCGCATGCTGGAGAACATCTTCCTTGGGTACATGATTGGTCACCTAGGGATGTTGAAGTGGGTGATCAAGAGTGTCTCCGCCTATATGGATTGGGACACCATCGACGTCCGATTCAAGCCATTCAAGATGGCTGATGACCTCCAGCGCAAGGCGTACAACTTCCAGCTCAACGGTGCAGGAAAGATCTCCGATGCCTCTCTCCTCTCCGACGCAGACTACGATCCGAAGAATGAGGAAGAGCAGATAAATAAAGAGAGGGTCAGAGCTTCTGAGGCCATGAAGAAAGACCAACTCGCCCAAGCGGACATACAAGGTGAGTCCCAGGTCATCATGGCCCGTTGGCAGCTCAAGGCTCAGCAGGAGCAGATGAAAGCTCAGCAAGCCATGGGACCGGCTCCAGGTGAGCCAGGAGCCGAGGCAATGGGAGTTCAGGAAGGTGGTGGCCCTCCGCAGATGGCGCCTCAGGGAGCGCCTCAGGAGCAGCCCATGCCTCCCATGAACGGTGGCATGCCTGACGCCATGGCCCCGGTGCAGTCCCCGCTCAGTCTGGACCAGCAAATAGAAGAACCCCAAGAGGGTCAGATGAACATGGACCTGCTGGCTACTGCGCAGCAGCTTGCTCAGTACATGCTGAGCCTGGACGAGAACAGCCGGCTCATGGCCTTGATGCAGCTCCGCCAGCAGTCCCCGGACTTGTATCAGGTCGTACTGGGGCTAATTCAAAGCGGGATGAGTCAGGCCGCTCCTGCGGAGCCCCAGTACGAGGCTCCGCAGGCGGCTTAGTCTAGCCGGTCTTTCTACGAGGCTGCTTCCAGGGCCGTCCAGTTTTCCATAACTTCGCTTCCTTCTCTTCCGGTTCCTCCGGTTCGTGCTCGTCAACGGGCTCGAGAACCAGGATCCTGTTGGCCTCGTACTGATCTCCTGGGCTGATGTTGTCGTAGATGCACGACCTACAGGCGTAGACTCTGGTGTCCTTCCCGTCGTTGTCTTTCTTAGGGATGGAGACTTTTTGCCTGCCGTCGATCACCATCTCAGCCAGCTCTAACTCGTAGAACCAGTCCTCTTCCGTCAAGTCTTCGGGGCAGAAGACACACTCACCGATATTGAGGTCTCCTTCTGCCCCCGACATGTCGAAGAGCTCGAGCCAACAGTTGACATGGAAGATCTTCTCCTCCTCACCATCAGCGTAGTCATCCGGATGAAAGTAGAGACCCTTGTGCTTGCGGCTGGTTTTGATCTCTCCCTGCCGCAGCACGAGGGCCTCATCTCCTATTTTCACTTCTCGTCCACACAGTTGGCAGGGAGTTTCTAACACTACTCCTCCTTAGGCTTGATAGCCTTCCTGCGCAGAATCGCTACTGTCTCATCTGCGCGTTCTTTGAGGGACATCAAGACCCCGCAGATGAAGAACAACTTGAAGATGGTAAGCACTACCGGGTGTTCGGATCTAGGATGGAGTCCAGGTAGTCGCTAGCCTTGCGGAGCTCATTCGGCCCTTTGTCGTCTCGCTTGTCTCGTTCTTCACGCTTGTCTTCACGCTTGTCTTCACGCTTGTCTCGTTCGTCTCTCTGGTCCTGGTCAGCCATTTCTTCCTCCTAAAAGTAGGCATGGATTGAACAAGGTTCTTATATCAAGTAACGATCACTATTTGCCCCCGTGATTGACAGTCGATCTAACCCCCTGATACCCTTCGCTCAACACATAGGAGTCCCACCATGGCTCGACTAGATCCCGAAGAGGGTTTTAAGATCCTCAAAGACCGGGTGGCAGAGTCTGTGAAGGAAGTCTTCCCCATCGAGGGCGCGAAGCACACGCTTCGGATAAAAGACGTTCGGATCAACGACAACAAAGACATCGAAGATCTGCGTTCGCAGAAGAAGGCCCGCATGGATGGGACCACTTGGTCCGTACCTGTCGAGGCCGACATGGAGCTCGTCGATACTAAGACGGGTGAAGTTGTCGATACGCGAACTCAAAGGATCATGAGTCTACCGAGGGTGACGAGTCGGTACTCCTACATCGTGGATGGTCATGAGTACCAGCTCGACAACCAGTGGCGACTGAAGCCTGGTCCCTACTCCCGCGTCAACCAACGCGGTGAGTTCGAGACAATGTTCAACCTCAAGGGACGATCCAAGTTCGACGTGAACTTCGACCCTAAGACGGCTCAGTTTGTCCTCAAGAAAGACAACTCTCAGATCCCCCTCTACCCCATCCTTCGGGAAATGGGAGTGTCTGATGAGCAGCTCGAGAAGGGATGGGGCAAGGACGTCCTTGACAAGAATCGAGTGAAGGATTCTGAGAAAGCGTTGGCCCAGTTCTACAGGGCAGGGAACAAGGCCAAGCCAGCCGACGTGAAAGAGGCTCGAGCATATCTCGAGGACTTCATGGCGGGCGCAAAAATGGATCCCGAAGTCGCGAAGCTGACCATCGGTGCGGCTCACGACACGGTCAAGGGCGACTCCATCTTGATGGCCTCCAACAAGCTGCTGGGTATCAGTCGTGGTGACCAAAAGCCTGATGCTCGAGACAGCCTGATGTTCAAGACCTTCCATTCCGCAGAGGATTTCATCGGGGAAGCCATCCGGGACAGGTCGAAGGAGATTGCTCGTCGTATTGGGAACAACTTGAACCGCAAGAAGAAGGTGGCCGACATCATCGGCACCGATGTGTTCAATCGTCCCATTCAGCACATGTTCACCAAGACCACGTTGTCAAACAGCCCTGACCAGACCAACCCTCTAGAGATGGTCTCTGGCGCAATGAAGACGACCATCATGGGTGAGGGGGGCATCAAGAGCGAGCACAAGATCACTCAAGATGCGAAGCTCATCGATCCGAGCCATCTGGGATTTTTAGATCCAATCCATACACCGGAAGGCGGGAAGACGGGTGTCACTCTTCATCTCCCCATGGGGGCCACGAAGAAGGGCAACAAGGTCACGGTGAAGATGTGGAGTGTCAAGACTGGGAAGATGGAGGATGTAGATCCCGCCGTCGCCTACCATTCCAACATTGTACTGCCCGACCAGGTGAGGTGGGACAAGGGAGTCCCAACGCCGATCAGCAAGAAGATCAAGTTCAGTGGCCCAGAGAACGACGTTGTAGAAGGAAAGCTAGCGGACGCCGACTACGTGATGGCGGCCCCTGCTCAGCTCTTTTCCGTCGCATCCAACTTGATCCCCTTCATGCAGAACACTTCTGCTAACCGTTCCACGATGGCTGGACGCCACATGGAGCAGGCCATTCCACTGAAGCAACGCGAGAAGCCGCTGGTGGAGACGGTTATCTCGAGTGGGAAGAAGGAAACTAGCGTCGGTGAGTTCCTGGGCCGTATCAATGCGCACCGAGCTCCTGTAGCTGGGGAGGTCGTGAAGATCACCAGTGATGCCATCACTGTGAAGGGAGCAGACGGGAAGAGGAGAGAGGTTCAGATCTACGACAACTTCCCGCTGAACGACGACAAAGGGTTCATGAACTCCGAGCCCACAGTGAAGGTGGGTGACAAGGTCAAGGCAGGCCAGAACATCGCAGACACCAACTTCACCAAGGACGGTGGGTTGGCTCTTGGTACGAACCTCCGCGCAGCCTACACAGCTTGGAAGGGGTATAACTTCGAGGACGGTGTGGTGATCAGCCAGACCGCCGCACAGAAGTTGACCAGCGAGCATATGCATCGCAAGGGGGTAGATTTGACTCCCGAGCACAAGCTAGAGAAGAAGAGGTTCGTGGCAGAGTACGGTCATGAGCTGACCAAGGAACAGATGGAAAAGCTCGACGACAACGGTGTGATCAAGCCCGGCTCCATCGTCAAGCCTGGTGATGTGCTCGTGGCTGCTCTACGCAAGAGAGAACATACGGATGAGACGAGGATGATGGCGCGGATGCACAAGTCTCTTGTTCGTCCGTACGACGACGTCTCTGTTCGATGGGAGGGAGATCATCCCGGTGTCGTGGCGAACATCGTCAATCGTGGTAAGCGAGCTGAGGTTCATGTCAAGACGGAGGAACCCGCAGAGATCGGCGATAAGCTGGCAGGTCGGCATGGTAACAAGGGCATCATCACAAAGATCATACCAGATCATGAGATGCCTACGACCAAAGACGGACAGTCTACTCACATCTTGCTCAACCCCGCTGGTATCCCGGGGCGCCTCAACTTAGGCCAGGTTCTGGAGACCTCTGCTGCAAAGATCGCAGAGAAGACGGGTAAGCAGTACCACACTCAGAACTTCGATGGTTCTGCGGATCAAACAGACAAGCTCCGGAAGGATCTCGCAGACCACGGCATCGAGGACAAAGAAGACATCTTTGATCCCACGACTGGAAAGAAACTGGGACAGGTACTTGTCGGGCCACAGTACATCCAGAAGCTCAAGCACCAGGTGGGGAAGAAGCTGATTGCGCGAGCGGGTGGTCCTGGCTATGCCTATGACGTCAATCGGATCCCGAAGGGTGGTGGTCCTCACGGAGCTCAGGCACTAGACACGCTGGGCGTCTACGCCATGCTGGCCCACGGAGCCAACGCCAACATCCGGGAAATGCAGACCTACAAGAGCAATGCAGAGAACAATGACGATCTCTGGTCTGCTATCCAGTCGGGTGAGCCTCTTCCTCCCCCACGTCCCTCTTTTGCCTACAACAAGTTCGTCGGCATGCTCAGGTCCATCGGAGTGAACACCGTCAAGGAGGGGAACTCCCTCCGTCTCCAGCCTCTCACAGACAAGCAAGTTCTAGAGATGAGCAACGGGGAGATCAAAGATGGTGGTCGCATGGTGGTCTCCAAGACGATGAAGGAAGAGAAAAATGGTATCTTCGATCCCACAATCACGGGGGGATTAAACGGGAACAAGTGGTCTCACATCAAGCTGCCCGAGCCTATGCCGAACCCAATGTTCGAGAAGGCCATCGTTGGTGTCACTGGTCTTGCACAGAAAGACTTCAATGCCTTGATGGACGGGAGCAAGGGGTACGACCCGGCCACCAAGACGCTGGTAGATCCAGAGAAGGGCATTCCCGGAAACAAGGCTGTCCAACAGCTCTTGAAGAGCGTGGACGTGAAGAAAGATCTGTCCGCCGCTGAAGAGCAGCTCAAGAACCCCAAGCTGAAGGGGACCGAGCTAAACAAGGTCCACGGTCGAGTCAAGTACCTGCGAGCTCTGGACAAGCTTGGCATGTCCCCTGATGAAGCCTACATGCAGCGTCATGTGGCGGTGACCCCACCAGTCATGCGACCCATGTCGGTCAGCCCAAATGGGAACTTGATCGAAGACGATGCTAATCATTTGTACAAAGGTCTGTCGTTGATCTCCCAGCAGCTCCAGGGGGCCTCGAAGGCTCTGCCGGATGACATGCACAACGACAAGCGTGCTGCTATCTACGAGGCTCTCCAATCCATGGCTGGTCTGGGTGGCAGTGGGAACGCCAAGTTCAGAGGGGTGCTGGACGTCATTAGAGGGAAAACCATCGATGCTGCTGGCAACAAGTCTGGTAGCCCCCGAGACGGATTTTTCCAGTCCAAGCTGATCAAACGAAAGCAGGACTTCTCCATGCGGTCCACTATCATTCCAGAGCCAGAGCTTGGGTTGGATCAAGTGGGTATTCCGCGCAAAGCAGCCATGGAGTTGTACAAGCCCTTCGTGGTGCAGGAGATGCGTGGGTTCGCACAGATGTCTCCTCTGAAGGCGCAACAGGCCATCAAGGATGGTGATCCACTAGCCATGCGTGCACTGGAGAGAGTGGTGTCACAGCGCCCGTTGCTGCTGAAGAGAGATCCGGTTCTGCACAAGTATGGCGTGCAGGCGTTCCAACCGGTGCTCACGGGCGGAAAGGCGATGAAGATCCATCCGCTTGTCACCAGTGGGTACAATGCTGATTTCGATGGCGATGCGATGTCCGCCTTTGTTCCTTTGTCATCGGAGGCTATTGAAGAAGCGAAGAAGATGTTCCCGTCGAACAACCTCTTTGCTCCCGCCACTGGGAAGATCATGTACGCCCCGACTCATGAGAGTCAGTTGGGCATCTACACGTTGACCCAGGCCGGGAAGAACTCGAGTAAGACCTTCGCCAACATTGGAGAAGCCGCCAAGGCTGCCCAAGAGGGCACAATCGGAATGACGGACATTGTTCGCATCGGATCTAGTAGGACTTCCGTTGGTCGCTCACTAGTAGCACAGGCGCTGCCTTCCGGCATGAGAGCTGATGTGTTGGCAGGAAAGATGACGTTGGATGGGGATGGACAGAAAGCCCTTCTGACGCGCATTGGAAAAGAGCACAAGAACGACTACGGAGAGATCGTAAATAAGTTGAAGGATCTTGGAAACGCACACGCGACGAGTGCTCCCGTCTCTATTGGTCTTGAAGATATCTCTGCGGACAAAACGGAGAGAAACAGGATCCTTCGTGCAGCGGACAAGCGAGTAGCCGCTATCAATAGTGGCACTGGCAAAGAGTCTGACAAGACAAAGAGAGTTGTGACCACATACGATCGCGCAGCAGAAGAGATGATCAGGTCTGTGAAGGCCACTCATCTTGGAAAGCCTAGTTCGTTGGTCACCATGATGAAGGCTGGCGTCAAACCAAACATGGATGCGTATCGTCAGATCAAGATGGCTCCTATGCTGATGATGAACGCCAAGGGAGAAGTCATCCCTCACCCTGTTCGCAGATCCTACTCGGAAGGTCTAGATCTTGGCGACTACTGGACGCAGATGTCTGGGGCTCGAAAGGGTATTGTTCAGAAGGTCCAGTCAGTCCAGGAGCCGGGGTATCTCACTAAGCAGGTCATGAACTCCGTGATGAGCAACGCCATTGCCGAAGCAGACTGTGGTACCTCCAAGGGTATCAGTCTGCCTGTGGATGAGAAGGACATCATGGATCGATACTTAGCTTCACCCGTCAAGGCTGGGAAGCAGACCTTCCCGGCAGGCACATTGATCACTCCAGGTGTTCGAGACAGCCTACGTAACAATAAGGTCGGCCGGGTCGTCGTTCGATCTCCCTTGCGATGTGAGCACGGCACAGGCATGTGTGCCAAGTGCTATGGTCTAGACGAAGAGGGGAAAGATCCTCCCACCGGCATGAACGTTGGCATCATCAGTGGGCAGGCGATCGGTGAGCGTGCCACGCAGCTATCGATGCGTACCTTCCATTCAGGTGGTACGGCTCCTGTTGGGGCTGCTGGTCGAGCCAATGCCCGCCTCACCGATGACTTTCGTCGCGTTCAAGAGCTCGTGCAGATGTACGGAAAGGTTCCGAATTCAGCCACGCTGAGCACTGTGTCTGGTGCAGTCACCGCCATCAAGCCCAACTCGTCTGGTGGTATGGACGTGACGATCGGAGACAAGACCCACTACGTTCCTCAGAGTCGCGGAGAGCCTTCCATCAATGTTGGGGGACGGAACGTGAGGCTGAGGAAGGGCATGACGGTGACGAAGGGATCTCCCATTTCTGGTGGCCCCGTCAATCCACATGAGATGCTTCCCTTGGCGGGCATCAACAAGGTACAAGGGTACTTGTCCGGTCAACTCTACGACTTGTACAAGGGCGAGGGCATCCGGAGAAGAAACGTGGAGACCGTGGTCAAGAGCCTCACGAATCTCACGCATGTGAACGATCCAGGAGACCACGACGAGTACATCCGTGGTGACTTCGCCCCTACCTCCTATGTGCAGGCCACCAACAAGAAGCTGATCGCAGCGGGGAAACAGCCGATTCGTCACGCCCCTGTTCTGAAGGGTGTCAAGACCTTACCTCTGGACGTACAGACGGATTGGCTGGCAAGATTGAACCATGAGCGTCAGAATGAAACGATCATTGACGCAGCGTCCAAGGGATGGACAAGCAACATTCACGGAGCGCACCCGATTCCAGCGATGGCCTACGGTGCTGAGTTCGGGCGGAAGAAGCCTTACTAAGAGGAACAGATGGACAACGAAACCTACATGACGAAGATGGCATCAGCTTTCCTTGCTGAACTCAGCGAGATCGAGAAGCAAGGGTTCAACCCCATGGGCGTCATCAGGGGTGTCGGAACTTTTTTGGGTAAGGGCGCTCGGCACATCAAGAGTGCTGTTACGCAAAAGACTCCCATGGGTATGACAACAGCGGGAGGTATCACTCGACGCATTGGTGGTGAGGGTGCGGTGGCGGCCGGTGGTATCGGCAGCCACATCAAGCAGATCTACCAGCGTGGTGCAAAGGCCATGGAAGGTCCCTTGCGGCCCGGTCAGTCTGCTGGTGGAGGCGTCCTGGGAGGCTTGAAGCAAGTCGCTGGGTCTCGCTATGGGCGCATGGCTGCAGTGGGGGCAATCCCTGTGGCGGGCGCGTACGCCCTTAGCTAATGACGGTAGCCGAAGCACAGACAGACAATTCCCCGACCAAGTCTGATTTCGATTCTGCGTGGATCGAGAAGGGAACTGTGTCGGATGTTGATCTGAAGAACTGGACTGTGGATGTCGTCTCCGAGTACACGGGGAAGGTGTGGCCACAGCTTCAGGTCGTCACCCCCTATTTCCACACGAACAATGGCGAAGGCATCTTCGCCATGCCAGAGATAGGTGCATGTTGTCTTGTCTGTCTGCCGTCTGACGATGAGACACCTTACATCCTTGGGTTCATCGGATCGTTCGAGCTAGAGAATGCTCAGACGGCAAACCTCGAAGACAAGGTAGGTGAGGTCGTCAACGAGACTGAGGAGCTGGTTGCTCCCAAGAGTTCTACTTCTCCCGGTGGGGCAGAAGCAACTTCTGCCAGTGCTTCTGCTCGAGCCGGTAGACCCTACCTCAACCCTGGCGACATCATGATCAGGACCAGAGACCAGAACTTCCTGGTCCTACGTCGTGGCGGGGTTGTTCAGATTGGTGCCACCCCTACCTGTCAGACCATCTACGTTCCGATCCTCAACCACCTCCGCCAGTTCGCAGAGAATTTCGAGACAAGTACGCCGGGCGGGCTACTGACCTGGAGTGTCAATAGGGTAGAGAATGATCCAGGTGGGGAGGCTCCCTGTTTGTATCGTCTGTCTCTCCGTGACAAGGCGCAGAATGAAAAAGCAGATGTACAGATCCGGATGGGTCATGTTGACGACTCTGTTCGATACGAGCTCGAGGTGGCCCCTGTCGGGGTGAACGTCAACGATGGAAAGGTCACAGGGAGCAAAGCTAAGATCACTGTAGATGTAGGGGGCAACCAGTCGGTCACGCTATCTGGATCTATGACGCAGACCATCGGGCAGAACAAGACTGTGGTGGTCCAAGGTAATGAGAGCGTCCAGGTATCGGGGTCTCAGTCGGTCAAGGCTGCATCTCAAACCGTGGAGATCAGCGGGGCGCATAGCCTGAAAGCTTCTGTTAGCTCAGAAGACATCAGCGGTCTCAAGACGATCAGGGCGGCTACTGTATCTCTTGGTAAGGTTCCCGTCCCTGCTGTCATTGGTCCAGCGTTGGTGGCTTGGCTGGCATCACACACTCACGCCGCCCCGCTCACTCCTCCCAATGAGGTAGGCACTCTTTCCGCTGTTCTGTCGAAGACAGTGTTGGTGTCAGGATGAGGATCAGCAAGAAAGCAATAGAGAAGCTTCTGAAGAGGCATCTCATGGAGTTGGTACCCACTGCCGTCAACATTCCGAAGAAGGCATCTACCTCTGTAGTGAACGGTAAGACGCAGGTGATCTACGAGCGGGGCGACGTGTACATGTCCGAGCAGGAAGCCGCTGCCATCTCCTCCTCAGTAGCAGAAGCGCTGGAGCAGGAATTGGTCACTCGGATAGAGGACGTGATCGTCGCCAAAGTCAACGAGGTAGTCCAGCAGTACAATCAGCTTTTGGCTGATGTCGAGGTATCCATATCCACGACGGCTGTCCCTATCCTGGGGATAGACTAAGTGCCGAGTGGCGTAGGTGAACAAGTCTGATCTGGTGACAAACCAGTTTCATCCATGTAGACTCCGCTGTAGGAGATAAAGACGATGGACCTTTTTCTAGATGACCCGAACGGTCTACCCAAGATTGCAGCCGCTTTCACCCGTCTCTCGGAGAATGCCGACGAGTGGACGGCGGAGATCTTGAATGAGCTCTATCGTCAGTCTCCTTTCATCGGAGACTTCGAGCCCAAGCTGGTGATGAACGAGCTGGACCCGGAGAGGCGCTATGCCATGGGTTCAGTGGAGCTCCGCAGCAAGCAAGCTGTTAACCCTCGAGATGACCGATCCGTCATGATGGGGCAGGGGGCCAAGCAGGTTCTTATCCCTCTTGTTGTTCGAGACGGGAAGATGTCTCCTCTCGATGTCTTCATCCACAACGGCAAGGCCCAGCCGCTCACGGAGAAGCGTCTCCAGCGTGCCATGTTCCGTCCCGAGCTGTTCGAGGCAGCCGCCAAGCGCCCAGGCGACCAGGACATGATGAGCACCCTGTATCCGCCAGATCGATCTGGGGGCATGGGTCTCGGCGGTAACAGCCGAGTTGGAACTCACGAGACTGCGAAGACTGGGTCGGCGCGACCAGAGCTCTTGGATGCTATCATGCACACTGTCAAGAAGGCAGACGTGCAGCGCTTCGAGCAGGAGTTGAACAACGATCACACGCTACGGTCAGTTGTCCTCAGCAATCCGGCCACTCTTCCTTTCGTTGTCAAGCTGGCCGCGTTCAAGGAGGGTCACTCCGCCAAGGACATGCTGAAGATCGCCATGATGTCCATCAGGCCCAAGGTGGTCCAGGTGTCCAAGGTCCCGGGTGGGTTCTTGATCAAGACGGCCAACCCGGATGCTCTCCTCCCAGAAGAGAACGAGATTGATCGTCCGACCGCAGAGGCGACAGTCGGTAGCGACATTGTGAAGCAAGTCGAGCGAGATGGCACCGTCACAATGTCGACGAATCCCGTCGTCAAAGACTCGCTGGTAGATGCAGAGCTCAAGGTCGCCGAGGAGTTCGGCGAGTACAAGGTCCAGACGAAGGACGGCAAAGAGCTCATTGGCTGGATCTTCCCGAAGGTCATCGACCTGGATGGCACGCAGCTCGCTCTGTCTGTGTTCTCCAACGGGTCCGAGTCGGCCCTCCAAGAGAAGATCACGGCCAGTCCTGTCGGCAAGAGCACGAACATCATCGATGAGGCTCCGTCTGGTTTCGGTTGCTTCTATCTGTCTCGTGCAGGGAGCGCCGTCGCCATTGTCCCTCTCACGATCAAAGGTGAGTCACAAGACCCGGACATGACCACGGTGTTTCATGGTGAGACGGTCATGGGCGAGCCGGTGCAGATCCGTCTGGTACCCGGCATCAATGCCATCTCTCAGATCTCCGATGGGGTGTACGGTATCCCAGAAGACTGTGGATGGCTCCCGATGCGTGAGATGACCGAGCTGGCCGAGGACGCTGGAGAGTTCGGAAAGACTGCCGCGCTTCGTCGGTTCTCAGACCAAGTCCAGGTGATGTTCGAGTCTGGTGGGACGTACAGTCTTCGAGGTGCAGGCATCGAAAAGCTGGCCACGATGGTCCCCGTTCGATTCATCAACGAAGATCTAGCCGTGTACGATCTGGCCATCCTCGGCGTAGACCCCATGTTCGCGAAGACGAAGCTGGCTCAGGCTCGTCGCCTGTCCGACTGGGTCAACATCGACGGGGTAAGGCCAGTCACGTTGGCTTCGGAGAAATACAACCACGCCAAGACCGCAGCAGCGACGTTCATCAACAAGCTGCCGCAGGTCAAGTCCCTGTTGCTGAAGGAGGCGGCGGCTCTGGACGATCCTCTTTCAGTGGACAAGGTTTTGTCCATCGGTTTCCTCAACCCCGAGAATATCGGTACGTTCATCTCGTACATCCCTGAGTTCGAGGTCACCCTGAGTCGCTTGAGCGAGCTCTTGGTGTCTTCGAGGCTTGGTCTCTCGGCGGTGGATACTGGGGCTCTGGAGCGTGTCGTGAAACATCTGGACAAGGTGATTGACGGGCTTCGCGATCTATCGCAGTCCCTGCAGGCGTAAGCCTTCTTCATCTATGGGCCGGTAGATATGATTGAGGTACAACGATCCCCCAGTGAATACTATATCCGGTATTTGATCTCTACAGATCCTCCCACGGAGGAAGAGAGAGATGCCCCCGCAGATGAGGAGGATGACTTTGATTCTCCATCGTGGTCACCGGATGAGATCATCAGACACCTTGAGTCCGCAGGTCTCGAGAGTGTAAGCCCCTCCTACATTCGATCTCTTCGTAACTCCATGCTCCCCTTCCCGGAAGGGTACGATCCCAAGGCGGGGGAAGACAAAGGTACGAGACGATGGTTGAAGCACCATCGCATCTATGACCTTTGGAATCCAAATCCCGGAGTGCGGGAAGCCCTGTTGATCTTGAATGACAGGTACCTTCGAGAGAAGATGGAACCACTCCTCCTCTCCAGCCTAACCCCGGTTCACCTAGCACGCCGGTTGAGAAAGTACACGTCCATCTGCCTGACAGCGGAGGGCGTATCTGCGTTCAGTCATTACTTCTGGAACCGGAAGCTCCTGACGCAGCACCAGTGGGTCGAGTACGCTCGGACGCGCCACAACTACAACGTGTACCTTCAGAGCCTGACGGCCCCAGCAGATCTAGTCCATCGACACTTGCCATGGGTCGCTGGTATCTCAGGACCACCGGCAGAGTTCAATAGCGCTGACGCGGCTGCCCGCGTTGGGCAGATCGCCTTCAAGCATGCACTCGAGCTAGAGCACCGTCCTGCTTCCGCAGAAACCACGATGGCCCTGCGGAACTCCATGTTGACCATCGAGAAGGCCGATGTGATCATGAGACGCAGTGATGTTGCTCTGAAGGATGTGCTCAAGCAGTTCCAGAAGTTCCGGATGAGGGTGGACGATGCACAGATCATCCCGGTGCACACGCTCTCAGCAGGTAACTACAGCAAGTCTGGTGAAGGTACAGACGCTGAAGGTGAAGACGATGACTTCTAGGAGGGCCGACATGAGTGAGAGACAAGATCCAACGTTTCTACCTGTACCAGCATTCGCTACGGTAGAGGAGCAGATCAAGGGCGCAAAAGCCATGACCAACGCGGGTGACACCACAACACAAAAGGTGGCCGACGCTGTTCCTCTCGGTGAGCTCCTGGTCGATAACGATCTGATGCACGTCAGGTACCTAAAAAAAGAGGGGGACCTGCTGTACCACATCTTCAGAGGCAAGGCTGTGCCGCAGGAGTTCTGGGGGGAAGGGGACTACGGTCTCAAGGTCCTCGAAGCGGCGGAGCAGGCGTGGCCCACCGACAAGGTCCTGGTCGAGTTCCTTCACGAGAGCGTCCGGCAAGAAGCTGTGGAGGACGATCCCACGAAACCTCCCAAGTACCCTCCCCACTTCTATGGGGCCTACCTCGTCACAGTTCCGCAGGTCGACTCGCGACCCTTGCCTCCTGACGAGGAGAGATTCATGAGGCTACCAAGAGCTCTGATAGATCTCCTTGGAGCGGTAGCGAGCTAAAAGGGTGGGCGGTTGCCCGCCCCAAAGCTCATGCCGTTCGTGTTGAGGGCTGTGTAGATGACACAGTGGCATACCACGTTTCACCTACCAGCCATCAACACGTTGTCGGTGGGAGAGGTAGTATTGCAGATTTTCAATACGCCCAGGCCGACTCGGCATCTTAGCACGAGGTGTCTCCAGCTCTCCTCACTAGGGAGATCTCAGCGTCTGGAACGGAGAGTGGCACTCTCCAAAAGCTGTTTGTCTTGTAGTGGCAAGGCTCGGATGAAGAACCACTGTGAGGTTCAACTAGAGACTAGCAGCCACGAACGGGTTGTTCCTGCCCGTTTGATGGAAAGACGGTCCATCTCTTAGAGGAGCTAGTGAGTACTCTTCTCACTCCTCTAATGACAATACTGGTGACGGTTTTGTAATGCTGATCGACCTAAAAAAAGCCCAGGCGCGGAAGTTGGAGAAGACTATCCGCCTCAACACTGCTGTGCAGGTCGTCAATGGCATTTCGTACAAGGAGCCGTTCTACGACTACGACGATGAGGGGGAGCCCCAAGACTACGGCTTCGACGATGAGCCGCGAGATCCAACCTCTGCTGAAGTAGCTGGCCACAACTACATCTTCAATGTCTCCCCCTCCGAGTTCGCTGAGACGGCGATCATGATTGCGGATAAGGGAGTCACGAGCAACTTCTCCTTTGATGAACGTAGGTACCTTCGCAGGGTTTACGATACTGGGTCGAGAAAGACCTTGCTCAAGTGTGGACGTCAGATCGAGAAGTCCACTACGATCGGGAACAAGCTTCTTGCCTACTCGTGCCTGAACAACCACTTCAGATCTCTGTTCGTTGCTCCTTCCGCTGACCAGTCCAAAGTCTTCTCGAACGACCGCATCTCTGAGCCCATCAGCTTGTCTCCGTCTGTGCAGGCGTATACCAACACCTCACTGACTGACGCGGTCTTCCACAAGAAGTTCATAAATTACTCGCAGATCAGACTGCGGTACGCGTACCTCAACGCTGACCGTACCCGTGGTATCCCTGCAGACTTGATTGCCATTGATGAGATCCAGGACATTCTCGTCGACAACATCCCGGTCATCGAGGAATGTGCGTCCCACTCTGAATTCAAGATCTTCATGTATTCGGGCACGCCCAAGTCTTTGGACAACACGTTGGAGTCCTACTGGGCAAACTTCTCGACACAGAATGAGTGGGCTGTTCCCTGCAAGCGTCACGGCACTCCAAAGAACCCGAGCTCCTGGCATTGGAACATTCTGGGTGAAGACAACATCGGCAAGGACGGTGTGATCTGTGATCGATGCAAGCAACCCATCGATCCTATGGGGCCGGACTCTCAGTGGACATCTCTGAACCCGGTCACGAAGTACAACAAGAAGAAGGTGACGTTTGAGGGGTTCCGTATCCCTCAGTTGATGGTCCCTTGGATCATCAAGACTCGGAAGAAGTGGCTGGAGCTCCTGGAGAAGTACGAGCGGTACCCCAGGCAGAGATTCCAGAACGAGTGTCTTGGGGTCAGCTATGACTCAGGTACTCGCCCCATCACTCGAGGTCAGCTTAAGGCGTGTTGCAAAGACACGATCAGCATGGCGGACTACGAGTACTTTAGGAAGTTCAGTCAGAGCACCGATATCTTCGCGGGCATCGACTGGGGATGCCACGACGAGGAGACACGGATCCTCACCCAAGACGGGTGGAAGTTCTTCCGCGATTTGACGGACGACGATCTGGTGGCTCAGTGGGACGCAGAGACCAGGGTGATGTCCTTGGTCAAGCCGGAGGTACGCACGATCAGAGATTGGGACGGCCCACTTTATCACTTCGAGACGAAGGGCGGTCTGGACATGCTGCTCACCGGCACGCACCGCATGCGTGTCGGCAACCAGTACGGTACGAGGTGGGTGACAGAGCGTGCTGACCAGACCATCGGTCGTGGAGGAAACATCAAGTTCGTGGGACACGTGGACTGGGAGGGTGAGGAGGTGGGCACCTTCACATTGCCGGGGCTTCCCAAGAGTCCAGGCTACCGAGGGTGTGAGCCGATCACTTTCATGATGGACGACTGGCTCGAGTTCTTGGGCTACATCCTTTCAGAAGGTGGAGTTTGTCTGAAAAAGAAAGCTGCCGGAGATCTCGTACCGTACCACCTCAAGATGTCCCAGAGGGAGTCCGTCTCAGCAGAGAAGGCGAACAAGATCAAGGCGTGCATGGACCGGATGGAGATCTTGTATTCCGAGTTCCCGAACCCGGAGACTGGAGACCTGAACTGGTCGATCAACGGCGAGCAGTTCTGGCATTGGTTTGCCGAGAACATGGGGTACCCAGGAGACCAGAAGCGCATCCCACGCCAGTTCCTTGCGCTGTCCAGACGACAGCTTCAGATCTTGTTTGATGCAATGGTGCTAGGAGATGGATACATAGACGATCGAGACGGCTGCGACTCTGGAGCCTACTATTCAACATCAAAGAAGCTGTGCGAAGACTTCCAGGAGGTCTGCATCCGCATCGGTCGCAGGTGCTTGGTACGTTTGCACAAGCCTGCCGAGGGGAACCGCAAGACTCGCTGGAGAGCAATGTGGTCCAGTGGCAGAGACTTCCAGTTCAACACGCCAAACCAGAGGGTCAAGCAGATTTCTTACAAGGGTAAGGTCTACTGCTGCAAAGTTCCGTCGGGCTACATCGTGACGGAGCGCAACGGCTGCGTGGCGTACCAAGGTAACACAGGCGAGAACACCTTCACCGTACTTACCCTGGGTGCCTACCTTGGCTCGGGCAACTTCACGATCTTCTGGGCTCACAGGTTCACAGGCAAAGAGCTGGAGCCCCCTGTTCAGCTCGAGATGATTTGCACCATCCTCACCCAGTTCAACGTGTCCATTTGTGGGTGCGACTATGGTGGTGGGTTCGACAGGAACGATCACTTGATTCGAGCCTTCGGACCGAACAAGGTTCTGAAGTACCAGTACAACTCGAACCAGAAGAAGGGGAAGGTCTGCTACGAGGAGGAGCTACGTCGCTTTGCTGTCCACCGCACTGAGGTGATGAGCGATGTCTTCAATGCGTTGACCCGTAAGCAGATTGACCTCCCGGCATGGGATGAGTTCTACGAGCCGTACGGCCAGGACATCCTCAACATCTTCAGCGAGTTCAACAGAACACGCCGGATGACCGACTACCATCACTCGTTGGGAACGACGGACGATACCTTCCACTCGATCCTATATTGCTTCCTAGCCAGCATGCTGAAGTACCCGAGGCCGGACATCATCGCTCCGATGAAGGACACGATCGATGGTGAACCGAGGCGCAGGCGAAGGTAGCTAAGAAGAAGCCCCGAAGGGCTGAGAGGGAGGGATGCCCCCTACACCTGTGTGTAGGG